TGTTTTTAACTCATTATTGTTAATCCTACGCTTGTTTATTGAATAACGACACCGATTTCGCAAAGTAATTATCTCCAGCCGCATTTATCAGATTATCAACTATATTATATTTGATTGGGTTATTTGATAAATCATATTCGTGCGTGACTGTTAAATCATATACATTATCCACCTTATCATAAAAGTTATGTCTGTGTAAATCTCTGTCTAATCTTCCCGTATCATTACCAGAATTATCTAAATCTAATTCACCACCGTTATTTATATCGCTATTACTCGGAGTTGGTTCTGTATCGACTATTATTTCATCCGGCGACGAACGGACTACTTTCAATAATAATGTAGAAATCAAAGTCATCATAATAATTGGAACAAATACCAAAAACCACGCAATTACAGTTAAACCAATATCACACATAATATTTATAACCGTCGCAAGAACTAACATAATAACAAATTTCATAAACGCAGTATCAATTACACCTGCATATATATCAAGTAATATTTGTATTAATGAAAATCCGATAAAAATAACGGTTGGAGCACATCTTGATGATAAAATCATATTATATTTTAACTATATAATATTATTAGTATCGTAATTAATTGTTTATATTTACTGTTTTGTCTGTCCGCTATGAATACTTTCACATAGGCGAGTTAGAATATCTAATTTTTGATCTACATTTAAAAAACCCATATTTAATTGTTTCTCATCTTTATCTTTAATATCCAGAGTGCAAACAGGACGCAGTTTTAGAGTAGCAATTTCCTCATCTTTTGCCTCAAGAGTTTTGGTTAATGTCTGTAACTGCTCTTGCTGTTTTTGCATAATCTGGACAATTTGCTGGTTGTTTAATTCAATATTTTGTCCGTTTTGGTTTAGAATAATTTTACCTTCCTCACCCTGTTTCTGTTTCTGTCCCTCATTAATCTTACGCCTTTCGTCTTCAATCTCCTTCATCTGTTTTAGAACGTCAGGCTTGTTTTTTGCCTCGCCCGCCTCATAATTTTCTAGTAGTCCATCAATTATTTCTGTATAAAATTCCTTCATTAAAGGCTCTTTTACAAATTCATCCACCGTTCGGGGTGACTGTTTTTGAAATTGATTGGTTCCGTTTAGAAGCAGTTTTTTCTTATCAAATGTATTCTGTGTGTGCGAAAATACAAGGATTGTTTTTTTTGGTTCAAGTTGGACGAACGGAACTGTATAATTTTTAAGAAACGCCTTCTCTTCCGCCAGAGCAGCATGGTCGTCATAGCGATGGTCGTTAAGTAAAGCACGCTTAAACGCAAATGTTCCTGCAGTGGCGTGATTTGCGTTGTATGGTCCGAATTGCCACATCTGCTGAATGTGCTTAAACCAGATGTAAATTTCACTCGCACCAGCACACAGAGCATTTGGGTGAGTTACTAACATATTTACAGCGTGAGATACACGCTCCCCGGGATAATAGTCATCGTCGTCCATATAGACAATAATGTCTCCACACGATTTTTCGTGCATTAAGTTACGCTTTTTACCCAGAGACATTTTTGTATCGTATTTAAAATACTTAACCTGGGGAATGTCTTTAACTAAATCCTCAATTAAATCCGTTCCATCATCAATAATAATCCATTCCATCCTATCCATGGGGTAGTCTTGATTTTTGAAATTATTAATACACATCTCCCAAAAAGGACGCCTATTAAATGTTGGAGTGCATACACTAACAAATGGTAGTTTCTCCTTTACCTGCTTACTCTTCGTCTTCTTCCCCATATTATATTTTTAACGAGCGTTATATTTATGTGTTTTTTATAACTATATATATATTTTATTATATTGAATTCTTCATGCCTTTGAATGCTTTTAATGTTATAATTATCACCAATATCATAGACATTACACCGGTTGTAGTTTGATCCAGCGAATTCGCTGAAGCACCTATTACACCCATAATAAATAATACGGTAAGCAGATCTGCGTGGCTCTTTAAAATACTGAAGCATTCCAGAGGATTACTTAAAGGAATTAAAAACATATTAATAAAAAGGCTGAAACTCATATATATTGAAGACACAATACACATTAGGGAACCTGTTACGACGGACAATAGTATCAATAAGATTAATGGGAGAAATTGGATTACATTTTTTACTACACTCATTACTTTCGCACTCATATCAGCCCCTTTTAATGTATATAATAATTCTGGTCTAAATATTCTATAGTATTCGGGCGATAAATTACATTCGCTCAATGAAGAACCCCATAATTTGTCTGGAAAAATTACAGATAAAAATGCTACAAAGAAGCCTATACTTGTAAGCATAGTAGTCAATATTAATAAACCAGTAAATATTATCATTGGACCAAAATATAGTCCAGGCATTTCTAACACATAACCAAGTATGGGAAATATTATTCCTGTTAAAAGCAAGAACGTTAGATTACTTAAGATTGGATTAAATTTGATATTATTTTGGAATCCTGTTGAAAATTTGCTCATTATTCCATTTAAAACTTTTCTTGTAAATAATACAGAGAACAAGAAATAGAAACTTAGTGTTTTCCCCATTACAGTCATATATTCACTGCCAGAATTTTCAATCGCATAATCGGCAATGTTGTATGGAACTGGTTTCCCACCGAATACTGTGCCGCTGTCCTGATTTACGGTTATACATTTCGCACCTGTACGTTCATATTCCGCAAACGTACTAACGATGCCCGTTAAAACATCTTTCGCTCCTCCCGACTGTTTCTTACCGCCTGATTGAGTATTTCTATCTTTAGCACAGGATTGATATGGGTAATGACATAAACTACCAGGGAACATATAATCAATTAGACTGATTTTGTCTGTTTTCCCTATATTCGCACATTTACTTTTATAATATATACAATCCACCGAATTACCGTAACGCAGCCAAAATTCATAAATAGTTCCAACTAATGCTGCTCCTAATAAACTAATCATGGAAAATAAAGCCAGTTTAAAGAATTTAATCATCTTATTATTGTCGTCAAACAGGGTATTATTCATACCCTGAATTGGTTCTTTATGGCATATATTACCTACATCACCTTCAAAACCCAGAAAATTTAAACCCGTGTAACTATCGGGTTTGCACCACTCGTCGCCCTTCGCCTTATCATTAAAGCAACAGCCTGTTTTTTCACCATTAGCATAAAAATCAGCCGAACATTTCTCAACCGCATCTGAATATTCCTGAAAACTATCGGGATTATCTTCCATCCATTTACTTAAATCTATCACTCCTGTTTTAGGGTCCGCGTATTTATTCGCACTTTTCGGCATACAACCGTTTGAATGTTTATGTTTATCTATGTCTTCCTTGTATAATTTTGTAACGCTCGACATTGTCGTTATATTAATATATGCTATTATAATAAATTAAAACGATTTAAATAATTTATGCTAAATTTAAATAGATGATGAGCAAAATTATTTCTAACGAAAAATATCTTGATTTCAAGGACGTGCTAATTCGCCCACGACCATCTACTATTAATAGTAGGAGTCTGGTCGACCTTACCCGCACATTTAAATTCAAAAATGACGTGTCTTGGACTGGTGTCCCTGTTATCGCCGCCAATATGACTTCCGTCGGCACACTGGGAGTATATAATACACTATGTAAGCACAAAATTCTAACTGGACTACACAAATTCGTTACACTTGACGACCTTAACCAATACAACGAAGAACACCCAGAAGAACCACTTGACCCCGACTACTTCGCAATCAGCACGGGAATTAGTGATAATGATTATGAGAATTTTACCAATATTATGGATAATTTTACCTGTAAGTGGATTATTATTGATATTGCTAATGGATATATTGAGAATTTCAAGACATATTGTAAAAAAGTAAGGGAGCGATACCCTGACCAAATTATTATTGCTGGTAATGTCGCTACTAAAGAGGGAGTTCAAGATTTAATTGATTGTGGTATGGATATTGTTAAAGTTGGTATCGGTGGTGGAAGTGCTTGCACTACAAGAATTCAAACTGGTATTGGTATGCCCCAACTCTCTTGTGTATTAGAGGCGTGCGAATCCCGCACCGATAAAACATATATTATTAGTGATGGTGGAATTACATGTCCGGGAGATATGGCTAAAGCCTTCGGTGGCGGGGCTGATTTTGTAATGGTTGGTGGTGTCTTTGCGGGACATGATGAAAACCCAGGTAAGTTAATTGAGGAAGATGATGGTAAAAAGTTCAAGTTTTTCTATGGTATGAGTTCGTCTTTTGCTATGAAAAATAATTATGCAGCTAATAACAATACTACTTACCGTTCATCCGAGGGAAGGGAGATTAAAATCAAATATAAGGGCTGCCTCGATGACACCGTTCAAAATTATTTAGGTGGAGTTAGAAGCACTTGCACTTATACTAACTCTCACTGTATCAAGGAACTATCTGATAATTGTCAATTTATGTTAGTTAATAACCAGTTCAACAGTAATCTGATTGGTTAAATAAATTTAAACACCACTAATTTAGATAATCCTGTATAAAATTATATTATTTTGTAAATATAATATAATATTATGAAATTTAACAACGCTATAAAGATATTTATCATAGGACTGATAATAGTTGTATGTTTATATATTTTATATTTTTCGTCAATATCAACCCGTGAAGGATTAGAAAATAATGAATGTACCAGTTGCGAAGTCAAACCCAGTTTAGGTAAGTGCATACCCATTAAAGATTTAAGTGTTAATGGATTCGGTGATAATATACAAAATATTGATTTTGATGTTATTGATACCAGTTATGTATTTTGTCCTTGGACGCCGAAATGTAATGACGTAAAAAATATTGTTACTCAAACCAAAAATCCCGAATTATTAGATGAAAATATACAAGATACTATTAACGACCCGATTAAATGTTGTCCTGAAGATACTTTTTACAAAAGTAATACCCTCAATATTAATATGCTACCACAATTTTTAAATATGAAAAATATATGTGCTAAAATTAATAGTAGTCCCAATTTAGCAGATATTAAAACTAAACTTGGCGATGATTATACACAACTCGCTGCTCTATGTGCTCAACCCGATATGAAAGGTTTATATTTTAATAAAGTGTCTAACACAAGCCCTACCGCAGTAAAGGGTTCGTACCAATACAAATTATTAGACGAGAGGACTGTTCCACTCGGTAATGATTATGTTTTACAGCCAAATGAATTGTTTAATTGTTTCGGTAATAAAAAACAATCTAGTACAGTAGCAGATTTAAGTTTCTCGCCTGCTAATATACAAGAATTTGAAACACATAACTTTATGGATGTTGATGCTAGTGCTTCATATACCACTATGCAGGATAATAAACAGCGTCTGTATCCCTCCATGCAAGATTTTGAAATGGAATTAAAAAATCTACCACCTCTCAATAAATCTGGTAATGTTCCCACAAGTGTTATTAATACATATTTGACAGCCATTAATGGATTTTATGAAAAGCAGTTTGCGAATATGATTGGAGCACAATCACACGCCGTTCCTCAAACATTACAATTTGATAATGATGGATTATCGAGCAAAACCAATACCTTTTTTGTATATGATGGAACCAAGAATAATACGTACGATTGTGAGCCCAGTATTACTGGTAATGATAAGTTTAAGTATTGCGGAACGCCCGCTGGCAATTTTATTTAAAAAACCCCATATTATCAGCAAAATATTTATATTTTCATTATATAAATATTTTTGAATATTTTAAAACTACATTAAACTTTCAAGCCATTTTTCGGCATCTTCATTAGTATCAAAAGTTTCACTGTAAGCAATTTTATTTTTTTTTATTGTTGCACGAAATGTTCCGCTCGGTGTTGTTGCTATAGTGCCTGTCCCTCGTTTTCTATATTGTTTATCATCTAAATCTGTTAATTCAAGACCATTTTCAAGTTCAAATCTGCGAGCGTTTAACCAGTCCCAACATTTATCTTCATTTACATTACAGAATTGATATTTGGTACCGTTTTTAGAAACACAACCGATATTAATAGTTTTATTAACCGATTGTGAGTTTTCCATAGCAGTAACCCACCTTAAATTGCTTGCCCTATTATCGGAGGGATTTTTATTTATATGGTCTACTTGTGGTAAATTATGAGGATTGGGAATAAATGCTGTAGCAACTAATACACTAACATAAAATTTTTTAGGTTTTTTGTTGCATAAATTAATACGATAACGACCCTCTTCATTGAGTTGCTGTTTCATAATACGGTCTTTCTTATTTTTTACTCTACCACTGGTGGAAACAAAGTGATCGTAACCATCGATATTCTTCCATCGTTCTGCTGTATTATCGTCGTCCATTATACTCTTTATTAACTATATAAATATGTAATCAATTTTTTTATAATTATCACCAAAATATAAATATTTTCATTTATATATAAATACAAATGAAAAAACAAACAAAATATAACAATATGCAAATATTTCTCATAATTATAATAGTAATTTATTGTGTTAATGGTTTCAGTCGTGAGAGATATCACAAATTTTACCCAACTATTAATGTATATCCTAATAACTATACAGAGGTTGAATTAGTTGAAAAATTTGTTAGTGAAAAATCAATGGAAATGGATAATTTTATTATGAAGACCGATAGGAGCGTATCTTATGCGTTTGAAGAAATTGTGCCCGAAACAATTTATGAATTACAAGCAATTGAATCGGAAGCAGTTCCAGTCATTTTATTTTTCAAATCATTATTCAATAGAGCAAGACCCAAACAAATTAATAAGGATTTAAATGTGTATCCATCTATATCCGCATCAACACCAGCATATCCTTCGGGTCATACATATCAAGCCTATTATTTAGCCAAAAAATTAACTGATAAATACCCAGAAAAGAGAGAGAAGTTATATGAATTGGCTGAAAAATGCGGTCAAGCCCGAATTTATGGTGGATTACATTATCCAAGCGACCACGAATTTTCAAAATTATTAGTTAAAATTATATAAAACCTTGAGATATTATATATATAATGCTGGATTTGATACGAATGATAAATGCTACAGCCCTCAAATTAGAGCATAGCGAAGAAAATTTAAGAGAAGCAAAAGAAATTAATGATGGATTACGCAGTAAATTAACCAATCAAGCAAGACAGCACGCTGAATGTGCCGACGAATTAGTACACGAAAGTATAGAGATGCAGGATAAACTCCGTATATTAGAGGGAAAAATTCAGGAATTACAGGAAATTATTGATAAAAAATAATAATTTGAATACATTATGTAATTGACGGACAACCTATTAATATTTTTATTTAACTGGAATTCGTGAGGTGTCTCGGGGGTCTCGGCCATTTCGCCCGACGAGGTTGAGTTGTACTCTCTGTTAATCCCTCTAAACTATCCCATAAATTCCACCGCGGCTCATTTACGCCGTGAATATGTTGATACTCTAAAGTTTTTACAATTCCGTTATTAAATAAAATACAAATACGGTGGGTAGAATCACCAATAAATCTGATCCATACCTGTAAATCGGTATAATACTCATCTTCTAACTTACTTAAGACCGAATAAGTTAATGTTGTCCCGAAAATCCGTTTAAGTTCGCTATTTTTCACATCATTATATATGTAATGTTCTGTTTCTTCGTACTCGTTGATAATATCTATCGGCATATTTATATTATCATTTTATGAAATTTTTGAATTGTTTTCAATTTTATTTTTTATTATATTAAATATCAATTATTTCATATAAACCTTCAGCCTGTTCTGGTTTCTCATAGTTTTTTCTATACATATAAAGAGCAATTTTTGGAACAGGCTTCTCTCTTTGTATATTTCTATACATAGATTCCTCTAAAGTAGTATTTAAATGTATCAGGCGAACTGGAATGGCTGCTTTTTGAGCGATTTCTATAAATATTTGCCTCTTTTTAATACTTGAATGTGTCTGATCCAATATTAAAGATTTATCTGGATACATTTCAATAGCAGATTTGTATGCTTTTTTTAATTGACTTTCGGACTTATAATCGTCGCCATGTATAAGTATATAAGGTTGGTCTTTAAAGGTTTTTTCGGCAAAACTGGATTTTCCACTACCTGGATAACCCATCATTAACACAATCTCTCTATGGTCGGGAATAGACACGACTGATGGAGATGCTGCTGTTTCGGAAAAAGGAAACATTTGTTCTGGTGATACATATTTAATACCAGAATTAATAGCAAATTGTTTATCACTATCCGCCCAATCGCCAGTTCGACCAAGTGCGTCTCCAACATAAAACGACTCCTTTTTATTCACTAATGACCGTTTATCAATATATACATTATACATATAAGGTTCTGGTTTCTTAAATGCCTTATCAGTCTCAATAAATATATTTACTGGTAATTTTAAACTCGTGAAAACCTTAATAATCTGCTTTATTTTGAAACTGGTAGATTTTGATTGATTTGTGAAGATTACAATCGCATAGCCTTTCTTATAAATTTCTGTTAATATTTCAGGCACGTTTGGTCTTAACCACATCCAATCGTCTTCGTCCTTGCTAAATGTTGTTTTAGTTTTTGGTTTTACTAATGTATGGTCGTAATCAAACCCAGCCATTTTACTGCGATATGTAAAATTGTTAAGTTTTATGTTAATCATATGTCCGTCAATTGTAGTAGCCATTATTTATATAATTAACAGATTATAATTTTATAACAATTTCAAACAATTTTATTTTACATAATAAATAAAAATTGAATACAACAGCCATTTTTATAGGTTATTCGTATATATAATATGGAATTACATATCAAATTTCATTCTAATGGTATTAAACCATTCAATAAACTTTCTAATTTTGCGAATATAGAAGGTGGTATTGAATTGGGTGGTTTAATATATCCTTCAAGCGAACATATGTATCAATCACAAAAATTTGTAGATAAAAAGCGATTTAGTCTAGAAGGTGATTTGGGTATTTGGTCTGGTTTTGGTTTAGTAAGCGATAAAACTATGGATTATTGGAAAAAAAAGGATAATATTGGAATCATAGCAAAAATGGCGACCAGTAAAAAAATGATACTTGAATTAGGTTTGATTAAAATAGAAGGTTTTCAATCAACACACGAATTATGGAATACAATTTTAACTAAAAAATACGAAGTGAAGGAATTTGAAGAAATTCTAAAAAAAACAGAAGGACTATATCTATTAGAATTTGATAGGAATGCTGTAAAACGGGGTTCATTTTGGGGCGGTAATAGTGTTGATAATGTTTTATATGGGGAAAATACGATGGGTAAATATCTAATGAAAGTAAGGGACAACTTATAAATATTATATTAAATAATATAAAAGTAGCGAAAAGTAGCGAATATACATATTACACCATATTACATAATAAAAATAATATTGTTTAAAAGTGTGTTTTTTTTGAATTTCATAAAGTTAAATTTTTTTAGGAATTAGACATTTTAAAAATGTCCTAATTTCATATCTCATATAAAGTTTGTAAAATGAGTGAAATATGCCTATTTTTGAGAGATTAAACCTTTATGTAGTGATATAAGATATATAAACGATAAATTTGATGAGACCATAAATATTATTTTCTAAAAAAACAATTTAGAGATTTTTTTATATCCTTAAATATAAGGATGGACGAGGATAAAAAAGTCGTAAATGTCGTTAATAAATTTAATTGTATATGTTGTGATTATAAATGTAGTAGAAAATATGATTATGATAAACATTTATCAACGCAAAAACACAAACAAGCGTGTAATAGGACGAACGAGGATAATTTGGGGACGAATGAGGATAAAAATGTCGTAAATGTCGTAAATGTCGTAAATGTAAAATTCGCTTGTGATTGTGGTAAGACTTATAAATATAAACGAGGTTTATGGAATCATCAACAAAAGTGTAATTATGGAGAACCATTATGTGTAGAAATTCAAAAACCCACAGATGTCTCTGCTGATATGGTTGCCGTTTTGATGGACCGATTAGATAAAAAGGACAAACAGATGATAGAACAACAGGAGAAACACAGTAAGGAAATGTTAGAACAAAATGAGAAACAAAGTAAGGAAATGTTAGAACAAAATGAGAAACAAATGGAAGTATTAACCACTACTTTTAAAGATATGGCGGGCAATATGGGTAGTCATAATACTACAAATAATACCAATAATCAATTCAATATTAATATGTTTTTAAATGAAGAGTGTAAAGACGCTATTAATATGAGTGATTTTATAAAATCTATACAAGTATCGTTAGACCAACTTCAATACACAACCAATAATGGATTAGGTAAAGGAATTACAAAAGTAATTATGGATAATATGAATAAATTAAGCAAATACGAGCGACCTTTACACTGTAGCGACTTAAAACGGGAAACCATCTATATAAAAGACAACGATAAATGGGAGAAAGATACAAATAAAGAGAAACTAAAGAAAGCGATTAACAAAACATCAAACAAAAATTATACAGCATTATCAGAATGGACTAAAGAGAACCCTACATTCATGAAACAAGATGATAAACAGATGTTTTATGCGAAGTCTATGTCTGCTATGGGAAAACCTATTACAGGTGTTGAAGATAAGATAATTAAGAGTATATGTAAAGACAATCAGGCAAAAGAATAAATACACACCATATAAGGTTATTAAATACATTATTAATAGAACATAATGTATTTAATTTTTAGTTAGAATTTTCATATTTACCACAAATATTTATGGCTTAATATTTTGGCGTTATAATAGCCTTTGGATTTCTTTTTTTCTTTTGCGATTGCTTCACCTCTTTTTTTTGTGCCCGAATGTCTTGAGAAATAATTTTGCATTCGTTTTCTGGTGTTATGGTTTTTGTGCGCGTATAATTTTAAGGGAGTTCTATCTTTATATTGTGCGTAATCGGATGCGCCAAAATGGATTGTTCTTACTTTTTTAGTTTTTTTATTTTTAATCGATGCCGTGTATTTTTTTTTGGCTGGACCCCGTTCAAATTTTATAATCGTTTCTTTCATTGATATTATATATTATTTTATTTTTATAATATATAAAATATGGAGGTTCCAAAAACATATATACCCACGAGATTAACTAAAAAGGATAAGAAGACTATTAAGAAGGAATTGAAAAAATCTATTAGGAATTATAAAAAGGGGAAATACATAACGAGGAAGAAAGTTAAATCTTTCAAATCTAAAAAATCGGGACACATATCAAACGCAGAGAGAATATACAAAATAAATAACCTATCTGTTAATGCAGAGTTAGTTAAAAAAACCAAGTGCTCTAAAAAAACACTTGATACTATTCTAAAAAAAGGACTGGGTGCTTATTATTCGTCTGGTTCCAGACCCAATCAAACACCTCATTCGTGGGGATATGCTCGTTTGGCGAGTGCTATAACTGGCGGTAAAGCCTCGGGCGTAGATTATAAACTATTAGAAAATGGTTGTGCCGCAAATTCAACCGCTTTAAGATTAGCGAAAAAAACAAGGAAACTTCGGGACAGAACAAGAAGAATCCATAAAGTAAAACTTTAGCGACTGTATATTAAATCGGCTGTTCCAGATTGGAACCTTAATATATTAAATCTCTCTTCCATCACAGTAAGATTGTAATTATATGTGTAAATACTTGTTGGTTCTTTGCTAGTGGCGATTACATCACCTGTCTGTGGGTCGCAAATAGTTGTGAAAGTAACATTAGAAAGGTCAAGTGGGGGATTACTATGATTATTAAATTCAAATTCAATATTTTTAAATTTATTAGTATTAAATGCTCCGCTGGGCTGATATTTGCGTTGGTCGGTACTTAACGAAAAATTGTAATGATATAACCCATCACAAGAATTACCCTGTGTCTTATTATATTTTTCAATTTTATCATAAACGCCCGTAGGTAATGAATTCTCTCTGTATTTACCGTCCATTATGATTGCGAACTCCTTCATAATTTCCTTTTTGTTGGTCTGTGCGTATATAGATGGTTGATATCCAGTAATAAATATGTTTTTAGATGTATCGTTGGTTTGATATATGTTATTCGTCGTATAGAATACGGGAGTATCGCCAGAGACTGTGCTGGTTAATTTTTGAAGGCTGTTAGGTAATATATTTTCATAAGGCCAATTGGTATAATTAGACCACTCATTTCTTTTATATACATCATCACGCTGATTATACCACATCCAATTAGAAATTAAGCCGTTACTTTCCAGATTTATCTTGTTGGATTTATTAACTCTCTCAAATTTATATTCATATACCTCTTTAATTAAGTATTCCTGTGTATTATTAGCAAACAATGTTCGCTCAATAGTATCTAAGAAGCACTGGGTAGTCATTAAATGTATATCAGTGTTAATATTTGTCCGCTGGTCTTCATAAACGGTTTCTGCTACTATATCTCTAATTGGTGGTTGCTGGATAAATCTATAGAAACCATAGCGTCTATCCTTATTTTGCTCTGCCTGTACTCTCGGTATTTCATTATAATTATTGTATGATAGGTCATATAATACATCTTTGACTGTAAATAATGATTGTAGTGGTTTTAATGTAAAATGAATTTCTAACTCGGCATATTGTAAGCAGACTAATGGTAAAGCCATACTTGTTAATAGAGAGAACCATGTATTTAATGGGATAAATAAAGTGTGGCTTGAGATAGATGGTTCTATGGGGTCAAGATTATCATCATCCATTCTAAACGCATTTGGGTAATTATTATCACGATTAGAATAATTAGCAGGATCATTTAGTTCGGATACATTACCAGTCATTATATTGAATAGTTCTTTCTTTGCATTATCAAAATCACGCTCTACGGCATTACGCAAATAATTACCAGAGAATTTTTGAATAGTTCGTCCGCCGATAGTGAAGGTGACTTCTTCGATTAATTGCGAACCGATGTTTTTAATCCATTGAAATTCATATGGTCTGTATTCAGGGATTGAATTTTCAATGTGTTTATATACGGGACTCCATATATTGGGTAGTTTAATTACTAAATATGTATCTATCAATAAATCGCCGTATCTCGGCATTTTGAAACTAACATTAGTATTTTGTGTTAGATGTATATTAGTTTGACCTTGCTGGTCTACTCTATACTTTTGAAGACCGAAATTAGTGTATTTGCTATATTTCGCCTTCCAGAAACTTTTAGTTGGGTTGCCGTTTAATATTATATTTTGATTTCCTACTGCGATTAAATTTAATAGTCCTCCCGCCATTATATATAAATAATTATACTTTTATTTATTATAAAATTTAATAAGTGTTATATAATAAAAAAAATTATATTGATATAATTTAACATGAGTGATTCTTTAAACAAATTAGGAAATGCACTAACGAGTAGTGTAAAAAATGGTGTAAAAAGTGGTGTGGATAGTCTGGGTGTTAATATCCCAAAAAGTTCTACTACTATTTACATACTCCTTGCTTTAATAATAGTTGGAAGTATAATTTTTATGGTAATAAGTTGGATATTATATACATTAAATAAAAAAGGTGCGGCGTGTAAGAAATTAGACGCTCTGTATTTAGATAATAGTAAGCATAAAACATATTCGTTTCTAACGCCGCAGGGTACTGTGAAGGGTGATGCGATGCAAGATGGTCGCCCCAAAAACTTTTTTGATAATCCCAATTCAAGTTTGCTGAAAAATTATTATATTAAAACGGCTTATAATGCTTGTTGTGGTGATGGTTATAAAAACAATTTTGTAAATATATGTGCTTTAGAAAAATGCATAATGTTGGGTGCTCGCTGTCTGGATTTTGAAATATATTCTTACAACGGAGAACCAATTGTAGCGGCTTCAACTGCTAATAATAATTCTATCAAAGAAACATACAATTTTATTAAACTGTATGATGTATTAAATTTATTAAGCGCCAGGTGTTTTGATGAAGAATTCAATCAGTGTTCTAATGACCCTATGTTTTTACATTTTAGAATTATGAGCGAAAATGCTGTGATATACGACAAATTCGGAGAGTATATTAAGGATAATCTGGTTGCTGGTAAAGATAATATAGTGGATATCAAAAAGTTCAATTACAAAAACTCAAACCAGGATGAATTATTACAATCACATATTGCGTCGGGAGAATTTGATAAGAAATTCGTGGTAATGGTGAATACAATGCATGTTCCTATATTAGATACGAGTAAATTAGCGGAATACGTCCATATTCGGTCTGGTTCATCTACGATGCGTTTTTTGAGGTATGAAAACCTTGTGGCGTCTGGAAAAAATAATCCACTGACGGTTGATGAGTCGCATAGAAGTTTGGCTATTGTTTTACCAAATATAGACAATACTTTAGATAATTTTGACCCATTATTACCATTTAGTAATGGTTGTCAATTTGTGGGTATGAAATTCCAAAATATAGATAATAATCTGCTTGGATATTACAAAATGTTTAAGGAAAGTGGTAATTTTTCGTTCGTTTTAAAGCCTCGTGATTTACGCAAAGATATTATAAAGAGTGAGCCTGCTGCGACTGATAGCCCATTAGACGCACAGACATCATTTTCATTAGGATATCAATAGATATAGAAACGATGACAGAAATGTAGGCAATAATGATTATTAATAATTGATAAATTATAAATTATTAATATATATATAATGACTGACAAGAAATATAACGACAGGGAACTGAAAATATTGCGACACGCAATAGATAATGCGTCTGACGCTTTAGGTAAAAAAATGATCCAATCTGAAAATATTACTCCCATCATAAATATTTTAGAGAAATTCTTAAGGAGCAACGCAAGTCTTTGCTATGGTGGTACGGCAATTAACAATATTTTGCCCGAAAAAGATAGGTTTTATAATAAGGATATTGAGATTCCCGATTATGATTTTTTCTCGCCTAATGCTCTTACATATGCTAAAAAAATAGCCGATTTATATTATGCTGCTGGTTATACGGAGGTAGAAGCGAAGGCTGGTATTCATAGCGGCACATATAAGGTATATGTAAATTTTATACCAATTGCTGATATTACATACATCGATAAGGCGATATTTTCTAAATTACTGAAAAACGCCATTAAGGTAAATGGTATTTCTTATTGTCCTCCTGATTTTTTGAGAATGTCTATGTATCTTGAATTATCCAGACCCATGGGTGATGTAGGTAGATGGGAGAAAGTATTGAAGCGATTAGTGCTATTAAATAAGCATCATCCACTATCGGGCAATAGTTGCTCTAAAGAAAAATTTGCTCGTAAATACGATGGTTCTAAAGCGACCGCGAGTGATATTTACAACATAGTAAGGTCTTCCGTAATAAGTCAAGGATTAGTGTTTTTCGGTGGCTATGCCTCTGGGTTATATGGTAAATATATGTCCGCCAAAGAGAGAAAGCAAATTACTGGAATACCCGATTTTGATATATTATCGACTGATGCTGAAAGCAGTGCAGTAATTATAAAAGAGCAACTGATACACGCTGGTTATGATACTGTAACCATTAATAAGAAGCCAGGAGTAGGTGAATTAATCACCGCACATTATGAAATTATGATTACACACAATAATTTAACTGATGTAATATGTTACGTATATAATACCAGTTCGTGCCATAGTTACAATAATATTACTATGGACGGTGAAACATTAAAAATAGCGAGCATAGATACTATGTTGAGTTTTTACTTGGTTTTTATATATATTGACAGACCATATTACGATGTAAATAGATTATTATGTATGTCTGAATATTTATTCAGGGTTCAATTGAAAAATAGACTGGAACAGAAAGGGCTGTTAAAGAGATTCAGTATTGAATGCTATGGAACGCACCATACATTAGAGGACAATCGTGCGGAGAAGTCCAAATCTTACAAATCTCTCAAAGATAAAAAATGTAATCGGGGCTGTAAAGAGTTTGACGTGGCTTTCCTTCGTTATATACCAGGACAAGTAATTGAAATGAAACCACCCGTAACTAAAAAAACTAAACAGACGATGAAAAAATCAAGGAGTCTCTCCAGATCCAAATCCAGATCCAAATCTAAAAAATATAAACGGTAATAAATAATCAATTTTTTGATAATTATAAAAAAATTGATTACATATTTATAGAGTTATTGAAGAGTATAATGGACGAGGATAATACTGCAGAACGATGGATGAAAACCGATGGTTACGATTACTTTGTTTCTACATGTGGTAGAGTTAAAAATAAGAAAGACCGTATTATGAAACCGCAACTCACTGAAGAGGATCGTTATAGTATTGGTTTATACAACAAAAAACAAAGAAAATTCTTTTATGTTAGTATATTAGTTGCCAAAGCATTTGTTCCCAATCCTGATAATTTACCACAAGTAGATCATATAAATAAAGTTCGCACTGATAATAGTGTGGGTAATTTAAGATGGGTTACGCATATAGAAAATAATCAATCTGTTAATAAAACTGTTAATATCGGTTGTGTTTGTAAAAGAGGAAATTCATTTATAGCACTAGTTACGATTAACGGTATTAGATATAATTTCTGTAATGTAAATGAAGATAAATGCTTGAACTGGTTAAACGCTCGCAGAATTGAACTTGAAAATGGTCTTGAATTAACCGATTTAGATATTAAACAAAATAGAAGACGAGGGACAGGCACTATAGCAACGACACCGAGCGGAAGATTTCAGGCGTCAATAAATAAAAATAATAAAAGACATAATAAAACTTTTGATACTAATGAAGATGCCGAAAAATGGCTTGAAACTTTTATGTAAGTTTTATATGGATTGTTAATAATATATATTTTTCAATATTTATAGTTTATTTTTAGAGCGGTCAATATTATAAACACGGCATTTAAGGTTGTTGGTTTTTTTACATCTAATGGTTTTACCAGTTACAATTTGTTTAATTTTACAGGTTTTGTTGGTAAAAAGACATCTATTATAAAATGATTTTTTAATATCAAGCACGTATGGTATTAAAAGTTCAGGGGAACTTCTCTCTGGGTGTGCTTGAAATCCATAAAAGGGAAAATTTTTATGCTTAATGATTTCTACGAACGATTTACCAGTTTTATCTTTTGTTTTTGCGTATAATGATATTTTTTTAGTTTTATTCATGGTGGTTGGAGAGATACCCATCTTATTGTTATGAATAAGCGTAGTAGATTTATTATAAAATTTCTTCATATGGTTTCCATTTTTAGTAAATGTTGGGTCTTTTCTATAATTATAGTACGCTTTCACATCTATAAATAATTTATCTGGGTCTTCGTTGGTTTCTAATAACATTAAATTTTGAAAGCCGTGACAAACAGATAGAATTGGTAGTAATCTCTCCTTTCTATTTATAGATTTCACTAATTTTAATAATAATTTGTGTATTTTTAAGTGTTCCTTAAACTCGGCGGTCTCGTAATAGTTTCCAATTTGACTGCCTGGGAATAGCAACCCATCTATATTTTTCAAAATAGATTTGAGTTGTGGTTTTGTGAGATTATACGGTATTACTACGACGTCAATATTGTTTCTCTCAAAGAATTTAATAAATGTGTGGGATAAAAAAACATTTTTACTTGTTGAATTATTATTTATATAAGGTGTCGCCAGAATTCCTACGGTAGGTCGCCCCGTCATACCTATTATATAATGCGAAATAATATATATTATCTAAAATATATTATTAAATTATAGCCACTGCGTAAGGCAACGAATCCCACCACCCTCTTCTAATAAATTATTATATTTGATGGGATAAACGGTATATCCCATATGTTTAAGTAGAGTTCTAAAGGGTTTAAAGTCAGGTGTATCAGTTGTAATTATATTTTTACCGATGATTAATAAATTCAACGCAAGATGCGGGTCAATATCACCCAATATATCTTCAATCACCGTGATAGAATAATCCTTTTTCAAATTCTTGGGGAGAGATTTAACATATTGTCTGGAGTAGAATATATTATTATCCAAAACCGTGAAACAACAATCAAGATGTATTAGGGTGTGATTAATTCTAATAACATTTTTTCTTGGGAACATTTTTTTCAATAAATTATAAGCAGCAATATTGGTTCTCTCATTAACCCCCACGAATATATTATTTTTGTGTTGAATTATATCACCGCCTTCAATTTTAATGTTTTGCGGGAACTCAATATAGTTCTTAAGATATTTAGTGACGAGATATTTTTCGCCTCTTCTATCTATTTTAAGTGTGTCTGTCGTGGTATTATTACACAGAAAGGTTTTACCGTCAATTTTGAAGAACAAATCTCTCATCCATATAACATTACATAGGTCATTTTTAGCAAGTTGAATTACTTTAATGCCTAAATGCTGTAATGTGGTTTTCAAATCATTTAAAATTCTTTTTTTCACGAATGTAGATGTTATTATTTTTTCACGACATTCATTATCTATAAATGGATTGCCTAATAGTATGGACATTATATATAATCTATAAAAAAAAGTAAATCTAATATTTTATCTACATTGTATTTTTACTCAACCAGTCGGTATGTTTATTTGAGCGACAATGTCTTGCATTATCATCTCGGCGAAAGATTACTCCACACCCACATTCCATTTTTTCTGCTTTTCTTTCTTTAATTGCTTCGGGATTAGCTTCTCGTATTTTTTTATTTTTGGCTGCTTCAGCGACTTTGTTTTTCGCATATGCGTCTCGTTTTTGTTGTTTAATTGTTTCGTGGTTTTCTTCTCTATATATTTTCTGGGTTGCTTGTCGGTCTGGTTTATGTTTTTCATAATCAGCCGCCTTTTGTTCTTTAATTTTTTCTTGGTTAAATTCTCTATAACCTTTGCGTTGTTCTTGCCTATGGTCTTCAGATTCTTCATCCCATTTTTTATGGTATGTTTTTTTATATTCTATATTATATTCATCACTATTGTATGCCCTCTGTGAATTTAAACTGGAATTTAATTTATCAATCCAGTGTTGTTCTCTTTTTCTCGCCAGTTCGTCGGTAGTAATTGTTTCATCGCATTCTTCTATAAGGGACATTTTCCAATTATCCCAACCACCACATAGCCTAATACATTGATAAACCTTCAAATTATAACGGTCGTTCTTGGGATTAATACAATTAGTTCTATGTTTCATATGTCTTTTCTCAAAATTTTCCGTTGAACCAGTATAAATTTTATCACACACAGCATCATCAATACAACATAATTTATAAATACTATAAACCGACATTTTTGAATATAACCTGTTCTTATTAATATTTAATAATCAATTTTTAAATAATTATATTTTTAAGTGAAATATATAATTATAATTGTTTTCCCTAAAGGTATATTTAGAGGACGGGGAAACCGACCATGTTTGCACCAATACCCATGCCAGCACCACTGCGAGCGGACGCACCGATGGAAGGTGTGAACGTATCAAGAATTGAGAACGTCGCGGCGGCCATTAAGGCAATTGTGGCAATCTCCTCGTATTTCAGGGCACGCTTCTCGGGGGGGATGACGAATGCGACGATAGCGACCATAAGACCCTCAACTAAATATTTGACGGCTCTCTTAACTAATTCTCCCATAGCAGGATTCATATCTGTTTATATTAATAAGCAAGAAAAAAATAATAACTTTAAGATATATTAAAATTAAATAAAAATAAATTTTAATTAAATTAAGTTATTAAAAAAATAACTTAAACTCAAATATCTAATATTTCCATATAATAATGTCTACCAAGAAAAACGCTAAAGCTAAAGTTGCGGATACTCGTGTTGCCGACGATTCTAAATATGTTGACCTACTGGATGAGGACAAGGCGATTGCGGGACAATCGTATGTTTGTCTGAGTTTCATTTCGCCAGAGGATATTATCAAGAGTAAGGAGCTGTTTTACTTTGAGAAGTTTCTAAAGCACTTTGATTTCAAGAAGTCTATCGACAAATACACACAATTCCTAAATTTCCTAAGCCACAAGCACGGGCTTGATTTCCAGGATCTATCCAAGGACCTTGAGGAATTCGTGATTGAGGAGAAAGAGAACCTTATTGATACTACAATTGAGGATGAGTACAAGAGTTTCGTTGATAACAGCGAGAAGAAGCTGCTGGAGCAGTTCAACCAGGAGCACGAATTCCAGACAAGCACCCGTGGTGTAAAGGTTCGTGGTGCGTTTGGTTCGCAGGAGGAGGCGGAGAACAGGTGCAAGATGCTTCGTGAGCACGACCCCAACCACGACGTATATGTGGGTCAGATGGGTCTGTGGATGCCTTTCCACCCCGAGGCTTACAAAACTGGTCGTGTTGATTACCTTGAGAAGGAGCTAAACGAGCTGATGACCAAGAAGAAGGACAACGACGATGTAAATAAGGATGAGTTCAACAAGCGTGTAAAGGAGTCCAAGCGTAAGGCGATTGAGGAGAACATCGCTAAAGCAAAGCAGGAGGGCAACAAGCTGATGCAGTCTATTGACGAGGAGGGCAATCTTGTTAATGCCGATAGGATGGACGTGCCTGGTAAGAACCTGCTGTTCGGTGACGGTGATGGTGACGATACAACCACTGCTGAACTGCGTAATGAGCTGTTCGACGGTGATAATGTTGTCCTTGATAAGGATAATGACCACGGTATCGGTGAGATTTTAGAGAGGCAGAGGGCTTCGGCAGTCACTGATGTTACCGATGTTTCTGCGGTGGAGGTGGTGGTGGGGGTGCCGGTGGTGGAGGTGGATGTGGTGGAGGTTGCGGAGGTTGCTACAGAGGAGCAGTAAATAAAAAATTAATGTAAAAGAATAAAAATTGAAAATAATTATTATACAAAATGTAATAATTATTTATATATATATATACAGATATGATTGAGAAGAATAAAATTAGACGTTGTGGGCTTGTTAATTGTAATCATAAATTAAAATTAACTGATTTTCAGTGTAAATGTGGAAAAACTTTTTGTAGTTCGCATCGGTATAAAGAAGAACATGATTGCGATTATGATTACACAGAGGAAATTCATAAAGATAAAAAGATAGATGAAATGAGATGTGTATCGGTAAAAATAGATAAATTATAAATTATAAATTATAAATTACCACTTGTTTTTTTTAACATTAATTTTAGGACCCTTCTGCTTTCTTGTTGTATTCGGGTCATAAACATCTTCTTCATCGTCGGAATTCATTGTAGCCGAAATTTCCCAGAATTCTTTAGCACCAAGCTTAAATGGTTTATGGTGAGCGGCTTTATACCAAAAAATCTGTTCTGTAAGTTTATTGGATTTGGAATTATTATTTATCACTAAACATTCATAATTTTCTGTGCACTGGTCCATAACCTGGCAGAAGGATTCAAATGTGGGGAACATACCAGCATAATTTTCATAAATCTTTTTTCTATTAGAAATATATGGCTCCCTTAAAAGAAAGACATAATCAATATTAGTTCTTAAATTGGGAGGAATACCGAGAGGATACTGCATAGTAATAATTAACATCATTTTCCAGTGACGTCCATTCATAAACAATAGACGCATAACTTTATCACGGGTCCAAGTAGCATCATATAAACAATCGTCTAATATTACAAATGCTCGGGGGTCAATAGTGGATTTTTTGTATAATTCTTGCTCTTTTTTAATCTGTTTTAATACAGTTTTTTGTCTTTTCAATATATTTTCAATGATAGATGCATTATATTCATTATGGATAAATAATTTAGGGACGTGTTCGCCGAAAAATCCATTACCTGCCTCTGTACCACTGATGACTGTACCAATTGGAATATCTTGGTGGTAAAATAGTAAATCTCTTACTAAATAAGATTTACCAGTATCGCGACGACCAATAAGAACAATGACGGGTCCTTTATTTTCGTCTGGTTTGAAACTAATATGGTTCATCTCAAATTTTTTCAATTCTAAAGTCATACCTTAATAAATATAACGAAATATATATTTAGATTGAATACGCATAAATATATATCATTTAATCAATAAAATTAATAATTATTTCAATTTAAATGAAAATATTAGATCGCTCAATTGTATTGAACTGGAAGTATTATTTATTACGATGCATTCATTATTTTCTTTACATTGATCCATAATTTCACAAAATGATTCAAACGTAGGGAACATACCAGCATAATTTTCATATATTTTTTTTCTGTTTGAAATATTAGGTTCTCTCAAAATAAATACATAATCAATATTAGCTCTAAATATAGGAGATATGTTTAAAGGATATTGCATAGTAATTATTAACATCATTTTCCAATTACGCCCATACATAAACAATAGACGCATAACGTTATCACAACTCCAACTTGGATATGGACAATCATCTAATACAATAAGAGCACGTGGATCAATTGTAGATTTTTTGTATAAATCTTCTTCTTTTTTCTGTTTTAATACAGTTTTTTGTCTTTCTAATATACTTTCAATTATGGATGCCTTATATTGATTATGGATAGAAAATGTAGGCACATGTTCTCCAAAAAATCCATTAACGGAGACTGTTCCACTAATAACTGTTCTAACTGGAATATCTTGATAATAATATAATAAATCTCTTACTAAATAGGATTTAGAAGTATCACGGTGACCAATTAAAAGAATGGTGGGTGCTTTATTTTCATTAGTTTTAAAACTAATAGATTTCATATCAAAATTTTTCAATTTCAAAGTCATATCTTTATAAATATTACGAAAGATTTATTTAAATAATTACAAATATATGATATAATCGTTAGAATTTAGAAATATATTTCTTATTATTTAAATAAATGGAGATTCACTATAAAAAAAATAAGAACGACGACCTTTTCCAGGAATTCGCAAATGAAAAATTAGTAAATATGGATAATACTCAAAATTATTTGCCAATTTACCAGAGATTTTTCAATTTAAATGAAACAAATTACAATTCTATTAATTTAAACAACGACAACAAACTGGAGTCTATAAAGGAAAAGGTAGGATATAATATTTTTAATGGAACTGTAGTAGATAGTAGTGATAATATTACAGATAAGAAGATTTTCATTAAATATAGCCCTCTGATTGACCCAGTCAAATATATGATTGGTAAATATGATAATTGCTACAATATATTAGACCTGCCCGCATTTGGAAATGATAAAATCATTCATAAAGTATTGGATACTAACAATTCAGCATACAGCGATGGATTTTTCTCATTTTTATCAAGCATACTACTGAATAAATACAGTTTTATCAACGGTATTGACTATTATGGTTCATTTTTAGGTGTTAAAAACAATTTCACAGTTGATGTAGAGGACGATTTGGAGTATTTAGATGATGCTGAATACTTTCATGCGCAAAACAATCTGTTATTTAGAATTGAAGAAAATAAAAATTACAAGAATCTATTTAGTAATACTAAAAAATGTAAGATGGCTCTTGTAATAGACGATACAATTATAAGCGATGATGATTTTGGTATTAGTAATTTAGATATTGGCGATGTTGATACGATTATTGATGGTGACACGGAAACAACAGACGATACACCTGAATGTAATTTATACCAAACTAATTTAGAGGTAGAATATACTAAAACCGATAGTGAAACCACTACAAATAAAAAGAAGGTTAAAACGAACGAACAGAATGAAAGTTCATCTTCTTGCTCTTCAAGGTATTCAAATACCGACTCAAGCAAAAATGAGGATTCCGATTGCGATGATGATGATGAGAGCGACGATGAAAGCGATTCATCGTCCGACGATGGTTCAGATGAAGAATTATTAGCGACAATATTTAAATTTCCAGTTCAGGCGATTGCGTTAGAATGCTGTGATGATACTCTGGATTCGCATATTATCAATAACAAAATAAAGGATAATGAATGGGAATCTATAATCTTACAGATTGTTCTATCTCTAATCACATATCAAAAGGTATTTGATTTTACACATAACGATTTACATACAAATAATGTAGTTTATAACAAGACAGAAAAGAAGTATTTATATTACAAATACGATAATAAGCACTATAAGGTGCCGACATTCGGTAAAATATATAAAATTATTGATTTTGGTAGAGCGATCTATACATTCAAGGGTAATTTAATTTGTAGTGATAGTTATGCGGCGGATGGTGATGCATACACCCAATACAATATGGCTCCTTACATGAATGAAAATAAAGCCCGTATTGATCCAAATTATAGTTTTGACCTATGTAGATTGGGTTGTTCGCTATTTGACTATTTTATAGAAGACATAGACGAGATTAAAGAATTAAAGTCACCTATTAAGAAAGCGATGGTTGAATGGGTATTTGATGATGCTAATAAAAATATCCTATATAAAAACAACGGTGCTGAAAGATATCCAGATTTCAAACTTTACAAGATGATAGCACGAACAGTAAATAAACATACACCACAAAACGTGATTAAAAAGCCTGTGTTTGAAAAGTATCTGTTTGCTAAAAAGAAAATTAATAATCAAGCGGCGATTTTCAATATTGATACCTTACCAGTAATGACCTAATAATCAAATATTAAATAAAATCATTTCAAAATTAAAATTTATATACTTTAATTTTGAAAATCCAAATCAATTATGATAGATTTATGTTAGATGCGAAAAAAATAGAATACGGTACAAATAAGTATAATATATAACATCAAAAATATAAACTATATAACAAAGAAAATGATCAACAACATGAAGAGTGGATTGAATATTGCCGCGCTGGTAAAATTGGTGTCCCATCAAAATTACACCGAACCGAAAACACAACTGGATTATTATATTCAAAACGACGCTTCCCCCGAAATCCTGAAATATGTCGGTCTTCAGGGAAAAACATTCGGCGAAAAATACATGGAACCAATTGCGAAGGAGTTCTTTAACATGGAGAAACGGTTTGACTCATCACATGACCATACAAAAAACAATAAGTCAATTGAACAAAAATCAGCCCGCTATCACGCAAACGGCACCGATTTCAAGTGGCAGCACATTGAGATGAAGCACGAGTGGGACCTGTTGCTATTGACTGGACTGGAATTCAACTCAATTGTGTTTTACATCGCAACGAGGAAAATTGTAGAGCAGCTGATTGACGAAGGAATTATTACAGGACAAGGAAAAAAGGACGCCTACGGTGTAGCCAATCCCCAGCAGGCATATTGGTTTCAGCGATCGGATTTCAAAAAAAAATCAAAGTTAATCACCGATTATTTCACGGTTGTTTCCAGCGAAGAGGAACTGGTAAATTATATTGAACAATCAGGCTGTTAGATTGTTTAAACGTTCATTACATAAATCAACATATTCATTATTTATTTCAAAGCCAATAAAATTAACATCTAATTTTTTTGCCGCAACACATTCACTTCCTGAACCAGCAAAAGGAACAACTACTAATGTTTCACCGCCCTTATTCATAGTTGCTTTGATTAACTTTTCACATAATTCAAGTGGTTTTTGTGTAGGGTGATTAACACGCTCTTTTTTACCAGCACCACCAGCCAGCGCCGAAATCTTAATTACATCTCTTGGTAGTGCTCCATTTGCGTGTGCGGTATATGTAGTTTCTTTTTCGCCTGTGCTAAATCTACCCTTTGTCGCTGTGCGAACTTTACCAACGGAATTCTTTAAGAATGTGGCAGTATATGGCTCACGAACATCATCCCTATTAAATACAGGTTTCTTTTTATAACAGCATAGAATGCTTTCGTGTGTCCTTTGCCACATATTTAATGATGGAGTAACCTTATTTGTATAGTGCCAAATAATCCATCTCACGTTGACGTTAATCCTTACTCTAATAAATGCTAAGATCTCACTAAAACCGTAAATATATAATGTTCCATTCGGTTTCAAAATTCTAATACATTCCTTAATCCATTCGTCGCACCATACTAAATATTCGTCCATTTTTTGTTTATCACTATCATTACCAAAATCCTTACCAATATTATAGGGCGGGTCACAGATAACAATATCCACACTATCATCTTCCATAAGTCGCATTCCTTCAATACAATCTTCATTTTTAATTACTTGGGTAAGCTTCTTTTTCACAACTACATTATCTGCTTCAGATTGAACGGTTGCTTCGGGTTCAGGTTCAACTTTAACATCCTCAACCTTCTTAGTGGGTTTCTTCGTTTTAGGAGGCATATTTATATTAAGTTATGATTATATGTATCGTGTTTATAAATGTAAAAAATAAATCAATTTTAATTTTAATACTATTTAATTAAATATTAAACTACAAATACATTCTCTCCGCTAGTTCTTTATTTTCACCATTTTCACCATTTTCTATTCTTCTAAATAGTTTTTGTATTTGTAATCTTGTTATTATATTATTTAGTAAATAATTTATTTCTATATGCGGTAAGTTTATCATTCGAATATTCACATGTAAATTCAAAAACAAAATTGGTGGGATAATTCTGTAAATCCACAACCCTACCATAAGTATCTAGTATCTGTATATGTAATTTTCTAATTCTTACTCCGCCATGATAACACCTTTTTATGGTATAAATTGTTTTAGAATTAGTATGACTATTAGCAAAAGGACTTCCGCTAGTTGGGACTCTAGCTAATATATTATCACTAGTTATAGTTTCACCAAATCCCAATAAAATTAATTGTTGAGATTGATTACCGACAAAATCATTGACTGATATATATAATCCAGAATCGTTGGTACGACCGTATACATTTGTAGACTCTAAAAACCCATTATAAGTATTAACCCCTATAGTGGTAAGATAATTTGTATTATTAAATGCAATCATTTTATATATATTATTTTCACGATCGTATATATCAGAGAGACCATACCCGAATGTTCCTAGACAACTTAATGAAAAATTAAGTTCATCCATATTACGTTGATAATCTGGTTTATTATTATTATTACATAGCGATGGACTATATATATTGCGGATTGAAAAAGCTAACTCCTTGGCTTCCATGTCATTATAGGATATAACAGACCATGGATAAATATTTAAAAATGTATCTATTTCTTCTAATGTTTTGAATCTAAACACTGGTTTAGCGGATGACTCAGATACTTCAAATTTTAAATATCGTAAATATTTATTTTTTACAGATGCATTATATGCAATATCTAAATAATAATTACTCAATAATTTTTCAATATCAGTAACAAACCATACTCCATCTGGTATTGTAATAATATATTCATTTTGTTCTTCGTTCAATACATTACTATTTACACAAATAATAAATTTATTATTACCTTTTTTTTCTGAAAAAGTATAAATAATATTAGGTATATCACTATTAACTAATTCTAGTGAAATAACATTATTAATTGATTCGGGCAAGTCAACTATAAAATTAGTTGATTGAGATATTTTATCACATATTTTATTTGGATTGCCATTAATTCCACAGTTAGATGGTAGACTAAGCTGTGATGCGGGAGATCTGAATTCGGAATTGATAGCTACTTGTTTTTTTATAGTGTTGTATGTTTTTGGATTAATAGGTATATTAGATTCATTTACAGTATTAACGTTATGTATTTTGTTTTCTATAATATTAGTAACATTATTTTCTAGGCTATCTATCTTACTAATTAATGCTTCATTATTAAAATTATCAGATATTTTACCATTATAATTTTCATTCTTTAAATTTAAATATAATAAATTATATATTTTTGTAAAAAATATATTTAAATTGTCCAATAAAGATGTATCGTCTAATTTTTGCAATTGATTTATTTTATTATTATAATTTTTTTCTAATAATTCTGTCGTAAATTTAGTATCAGTATTTATATTTAATAAATTTTTTAATTCATTGAATGAATAAGAATTTATGTCCGTATCAAAATTACTCATTTTATATAATATATAATATATTATCACGGATTTAATGTAATAAACATAATAATACCAAATATTCGGTTTGTGTTAAATTTTGCAATATTTAAATTGACGATCAAAATGATTATTATTTATCTTTAATATAAATAATAATTAATTTATTTATTTAATTTATGCGGTGAAAGTTGTTCCTAAAGTGCTGCCCAGAACTAAGTGGTTAGCTAAATCAGTGTCTGTATTCTCAGCAACAGTTAAATTAAAATTTACAATTAATGTTCCAACGGGATCAGTTCCACTGGCGCCTTGACCGCCACCGTTAGCAGTACTAATTGGCGAGCCCACGGTTACAGTATTTTTAAATGTAAGAACATCATCGACTTCAAAACGTAAAAAGTGGAAAGCCTTTACACCATCGTGTAAATCGGGGACAGGGTCATCGGCTGTGCCGTCAGCACCACCCTCTGCACTAGCACCGAGAAGTTTATTTAATCTGCTGGGATTAAAGGATGCCGCTTGCTGTATTAGTGCACCAATAATTGAATCAACATTATTGGTCCCGCTAGCATCATAACTAGTACCAGCAGCAGCAGTGGTTGGTTTTGTAAAAACACTGCCGTTGGCATCCTGTGCGCCGGTAAAAGTACTATCTAAATAATGCACTACGTGTTTAAACAATGCTGTATCAAAAGTAGTTCTTTTTGCTGCGCTGGTTAAGCATTCGGTTACTAAATCATTGGCGGCTTCTACTTGATGTGCTTTCTCTGTATTGGTCGGAACCTGCAGAGTCGGATCATCGTCGCCAATAACTTTACGGACGAACGTATCAATTGCAAGAGTTGCTACTTTGGCAACAGAGGCTTCATTTGCTGTCTGCGACGCGGGAGTCATAATATCAACTAACTCTTTTAATCTTAACGCGTTATCAACTGGCACCGTTAACCCTAACAAATGACCCACTGAATTACCAATTAATGTATGTTTGGCGTCTTTGTACTTTGGGTCGGTAATTGTTAATTGGTCTAATATATTAGTGCGAGTACACTTTGAGTCGATACTATTAGTACCGTCGGCAAATAAAATTGCAAATGTACGATCTATCCAAAATTTAGCAATCTTCATCTCGACATTAATAACATTACCTCCATCCTCTATTACCGGGGCAACAGCTAGTTTTGCTAAATTTGCGAACGTAGCAGAAAAGGAGTCAGTACCTGTTAACTGATAATTAACCATGTCTATAATATTTAATAATATTAAAATATTTACAAATATATTAATTAATATTATACAACTTAAATAATCTAAATAATCTAAATAATCTAAATAATCTAAATAATCTAAATAATCTAAATAATCTAAATAATCTAAATAATCTAAATAATCTAAATAATCTAAATAACTACATATTAAATAAAGAAATTCAAATTAATCACGTCCAAGAGATTTTAAAAAATTATGGAATTTTTACGAATGTATTACTAAATATTATTTATATAAAAGATTTCCTAAAGCAGATGAAGGATTTATGACAGAAAAAAAAATCGCTCTTGTAAAAAACGAACATATTGGAAAATTAGCATTTGAATTAGGATTACATAATCATTATATTATATCCCGTCATGCAGAGGAAAAAAACATTAGAAATAATCTAAAAAAACTAGGATGTTTATTTGAGGCATTTCTCGGAGCAATATTTCTTGATTTTAATCGGATTGATATTAAAGATGAATATGGATGGTTTGAAAATGTATTTAATTGTGGACCTGGACTACAAATGGCGCAGGTTTTTGTTGAACACGTCTTTGAAAAACACGTTGATTGGACTAAACTAATCGCCAATGATGATAATTATAAAAATAAATTACAAGTAATAATCCAGAAAGAATTTAAATTAACACCTGATTATGTTGAATTACAAAACAAAACCGAACTTGAACTTGATAAAACGTATATTATGGGTCTTTACATTAGTTTTGGAAGAAATATTCATAACTGCGACATTAATAAAGCCGTTGACTTTAAAGATTTAAAAACATTCAAAGCAATCCATGAATTATTAGAAACTAATCCCAAATTATTAATATTTATTACTAAAGCAGAACATAAAATTAAGAAAAAGGCCGAGCAGTCTGCATGTGATAATGCTATTAAATTAATAGAACAATATAATAACGCTAATTAATTTAATAAATATATATTTAAAACCAAATTTTTTTTATATTTTATTTTATTAAGTTATTCCTAGTTCAATTCTAATTGCTGATAATTTTTCAGATTCAAAATTTAAATTATCTGGGACGCCATATTTTAATATATATATTCTATATTCATTTTTAAATTCTAATGTATTTAAGTTACTTGATATGTTTAAATATTCTCCAAAACCATAATTCGCGCCAGTAAACTTTTCAATATAATACTCTGTTAAATTTTCAGCTGTACTTAAAATATATAACGTCCCACTTAAATCATCTGTTCGCGTAATCAATTCATTATTATTTATAAGAGCTATATGTAATCCATCTAAGACGCGGTGAAACGTAGAACAATATTTAACAAACGTAGATTTATTATAATTATATGCATCTACATTCGCGAAGTTGCTTTGATTTCCTAAAATCAAACCGAAATTTTTGTATTCATCGTCTGTAAATTCTACATTTAACTTATCAACGTCGCCCAGCGCGTAATCAGATAAAAATCCCCCCAACTTAGATTCTAATATTTTATGCATTTTTTCAAATTTATTTAATTCAAGTGAATTGGGTGTTTTTGTAATTTGTGTACGTGCATTAATGTCTGACTTTTTAAATATGTTCATATTAAATATTATAAAGAAATTTAATATTTAATAAAAGTTAAAATTTATTTATATATGAATTTAAAAGTCGGGCTTGCTTACAAAGACGGTTGGAACGGTCTTGAAATTACCTACGATTTCATTTAAATTAAATTGCTCTAACACTATCAAACCTACCGAGACTGCCGAAAATACTAAAAATGTATCCTTGGTGAGTTCTTTTAGTGGTTTATTCTCTTTTAATACAAATCGCATTTCAATAAATTTGAAAAGGAAATAAATTACACTTATCACAGAGGAAGTCAATAGATTATTCATTTATAATTTACTATTATATATGAATTATTAATAAATTAACGAATTACTTTAATTCCATTATCTCTAAATCAACATCAATATCTCCCGTACCGAAATCTAAATCATCAAGCTGTAATTGGTCGGGGTCATCAACATTCAAACTTTTAATATCTAATTGGATGCCCTTTGTTTCTGTGGAACCAAAGTTGAGTTTTTCGGGTTCGGGTTCAATTAAATCATCCATATCTAAATCAATTTCGGTTTCGGGCTCGGTCTCTAAATCGGTGCTGATTGTTTTAGTAACGGCAATGGGAGAATCACTTGTAGTGATTTTTTTTAATTCGGCGATGGGTAAATCACGAACAGGTAAATCCTCTACTGCGTGACCTCCAGTATTAATTTCTTTGGTGGCGTCTTTGAGGGCACTGCTTAAATTCTGCCTCTGCTCCTTCTCAATTTTGTCTTTAACCTCCTTCTTAGCGATTTCAAGCTCTCTCTCTTTTGCCTCCCTGTTTTGTTTTTGGATTAGTTCATCGTCGGCAACCAACTCCCTTGTCTCTTCAACCTCAACGTCAGTCTCTAATGTTTCGTCTAAATATGTTTTCAAAATACTCTCAACGGGGATATTATCCCTAATAGTATTTAAAATACACTCCTTAACAATATTCTCTAAATCCCTGTTGTTTTTCTGTGTTTGTAGGGGCATAATGTCCCTTTCAAATAAATCAACATTCACATATACTTTCCTGGCTACATTAATGTAAGTTTTATGGATGAATGTATAGAGATTTGGAATATCAATATCTATTTTTTTCTGTTTAATGCCGACACGGGAAGATGTTAAAGCCTTGAGCTGTGTAATATGGACACATGTTAATAAGTCCTCTAAATAATTACAGCAACTGCTGGATTCAATCCTCTCTTTTTCAACACGAACTATTTCAGAACTCCATTTGGGGATATTGTTTAATAGATTCTGGAAAGTCATTAAGTATTTCTCTTCCTCGTCGTTCTCTGTGCACATTTTGTATGCTTCACTAAATACTGATTTAATGCCGTCAATCATACAAGGAGTTAGTATATTTACTAATCGGGCACACCATTCATTCTTTGATTCGGTAATCGTGGATAAATTATAGTCGTCCATTTTTATTAAATAAAAGCAATATTTTCTAAATTAATATTAATACGAAAATATATATAATTCAAACAAAACATAATAATAGCGGATTCATTTCTAATCTCCTTCTTATAATTATCTATAATAAATAGAAATTTGAATTTATCTTTTGAATCTGGTAGTTTATTCTTAATAAACTGAATAATCATATTTCCAGTAAAACCATTATTGTATAATTTGCTGGTTAAATTTAAAATATGTAGTTTTTTATCGGCGTTGGATAAATTATTGATACTATCGTCTAAAATAATGAAATTATTCAAATAATAGATTTTTTTAGAATAAAAGTCGGTTGTTTTTTTATCTTCATTATTAATGATTGTTTTTTGACTACAATATATTTCGCTAAATCTGGATAGAATAGGTTTTAATATTTTAAATTTATCATCCACCACAATAAAAAAGCGTGTGCTATGATTATAAATTTCAATACATCTACGTAGTGCGGATTGAGCGTCGATAGTTAATTTATCGGCATTAATCAATATAATAGATTTAAATAGATATTTGTCGTTGTTATTTATTATGGTATTAGCAAAATGTTTCAAATTCTCGCGTATAAATTTGATGTTACCTTTTCCGTGCGAGCAATTAATTATCAATACATATTTACCAATATTTTCGGTTGTTTTATATATCATTTTAATGAGATATTCAATATAACTTTTTTTGCCTGTTAAATTACTACCGTGAAATATGATATTCGGTATATTTTTAGTTTCATATAGATTATTCAATTTGGTTATAATATTATTATCCATGCGACTGCTATAAATAATCAATAAATTAGTTTTAATTTAGTTTTATTACTATATTTATTTGTGTAATTATATTATAATACACGATGCCATCAAAAGCATTTGTTACAACTGCGGGAAAAATAAAATCTACTACAAGTGCTGGAATAGCTCAATTATTGGCGAAGGACAATACCGTAATACCAGGATTCACGGGAAATATAGGATTCATGGGAAATATAGACCACCTTATAGCAAAATACCTAGAAGATAATAAAGGGAAAATTTTCGACACATTTGATGACTTATCGATTAATAGATCAGACCTTGCTATAGGGGATGCATCAAATGATCTGCATCAAGTTTTACAATTTATAAGCAATAAAGGATCCAACGGAGTAGATCAAGTGATTCAAGATACTGTATATGAATCTATATCGGGTGGTTCAATAACTTTTGATTCAAAATCACCAAATGCTCGTTATGAATTGTCTCTATCGCTAAATTACCTAACATCTACTTATATTAACACATTTCTAAGATTTGGGTTATTTTATTATACTACACAAAATTCGTTAGGGACACCCGCTAATACAATTACTAGATTAGTAGGAGAATATACATATGGTAGTGAAAACGCCACATTTGAAACGGGGGTATTTAGTAAAACTGTATTCGTTGATATATCTCACGCTACTGACGACACCATAGTTTTTTTCGTGAAAGCCAAGATACAAACAGACGAGATTGGAAACGATTTTAATTATAATATTTTAAATGATGACCTAAAACCTAAAATTATCCAAACCATATCAGGAAATATAATGACTGTTGCCGAATATAACAATTATAGCACAAAAATTAATAGTTGAGGGAACAAGTGACCTAAAAGATACTACAACATTACATTCCAATTTATTGGCTTCTGGTGCCGCCGTGAAAATTCCCACTACATACAACATGTTTGCCGTAGCAAAAGGTGTTGAACTGTCAGATTCCCTTACATCAGTTCATGATTCTTGGCAAGATGCAACTGCTGACGGATATACTCTGCAGATCACACCAATGTCGGCTAATAGTGCTATTAAAATAGAATTTAAAGTTGCTTATCTTAGTGGTCAGGTGGCAGGACAGCGAATATCTTTCAGGGTTAAAAATAATGTTGGTGCTGTTATATTTACAGACGAGTTGATAGGTATGGGAATAGGTATTCCATTTTATGGCATATATAATGGGATATATGTTGATACAACTGGTTATAGTGGGGCGGTAACTTATCATTTAGAATACAACATGGAAAATAGTGAAGGTGGTAATATTGTATCTCCATCGGGTATTCTTGGTAGCCCTTCATCGCATGACAATATTATGATGCTTCAGGAATTATATATACCATAGAAATCCTTTATTATTATTAATTTACCCAAAAATTATATTAAATATTATAATATTATAACTAATATAATGTCGTCTATTACAAATCAAATAGTTGCTAACATAAAAAAAACATCAACTAATTTTAATTCTCATAGTTTTATTGATACGGAGAACGTAGTATGTATTGATACAAGCAATAACCGCATCGGTATAAATATAAAAAAACCAGAATATTCAATAGACATATCAGGTATTTCCACTTCTAATGCTGTGCGGGTTCATAATTTACATATCAATAATAAAGCGATGATTGAAGAAATATCCTGTAATAAAATAACAATGGGATATTTTAATTCCGCTTTATCAGATGCTACACATATGAATGTTGATTCAATTAGTGGGGATTATATGGTACTTAGTCGTTTAGTAGTTAAGGATATAAGCACCTCTCAAATATCTGTACCCGATATTTCAGTAGATTATTTAGATGTAGCAAATAATATTAATGTACCTACGATGAACGTATCCACGAAAATTAAAACCGCAAATCTGGAGGTGGTAAATGCGATTAATTTCCCAAGTGCGGATATTTCAAATTTGAAGGTTGATACTTTCGCTTATATTGATAAATGTGTTATTAAGGATTTATCTGCCACTGGTATAAGCGCAGAAGAAATAACTTGTAATGATATATATGTAAAAGATGGTCTATATTCTTTAGCAGAGACGAGTTTCAATAATTTACACATAGACGGGGATATATCTGCTACGAATATGTTTATACAAAATAAGGCTATTATAAATGAAATCACTGCTAATAGTGTGGAATTTAACATACTAACAGGGATTACATTTAATGTAACACAAGTAAAATCAAATGGAGTAATTGTTATTAATGATGGAAAAATTGGTGATCCATATAACCCTGCGAACGCTATTTTCAAGAAATTGCACGTAACAAATGTAGATGTATCTGAATCGTTAATATGCACAGGCATGACAGACCTATCTGATGGACTGCTTCGCTTACCCGGTTATAAAACTGAATATGATGGTGGAGTATATACTAACGGCGGTATCAGTAAAAACATCGATCCTGGAACTCTTGCGTTTGATACAACCAGAAACATTCTCAAAATATATAACAATGACAGTACTTGGAATAATTTAGTATTCAAACAAAATTTCGTAACTATAAGTTTAAGAAGAGATATATCAGGAAACAACATATCGTATAATTCGACCGCGGAACATTTTGTTATAGATCAGGCTGATAATTTACGATTGGACCAAACCAGTACCCCAACTTACCCAAATATAAAGTATATACCACTCGTATATGATGTGGTTCAAGGTACTAAATTTGGTTCAGATTTAACAAATAATAGTAAAACGGTAGAAATCAAAGACCCCGCTGACGGTGAATTATTTGAAATACACGCAAGTATTGGAATAAAGTATTTGAATAAAAGCCCCGGCGATGTAGAGCCTAACACTTATACGGTAGGTATATATCCAAATATGAACACAACTTTTGCAGTAAAAGACAGTATTGATAATTCTTTCGTTCATATGAATAGTGCTGTTGTGGCGTTTGATAATAGTTTTAATTATGCGAATATAACGCTGAATTATATGGGACAACTTGCGGACACAGCGAAAGAACACATATTATCACAGCGTTCTGGGTTTAATTTTTATATTTCATCGGTCAAAGATATTAATTTTATAGCTATAGACCAGTTCAATGCTACAATAAAACAATTGCAGACTTAAAATATTATTTTTATTATGATTTATGGTGTCATAACAAAAATAGAGAATTTAATGGGTATTAAAAAAATAAATAATTTTATTCTTTTGCCTGATAGTCTTTACATATACTCTTAATTATTTTATCTTCTACACCTTCTATCGGTTTCCCCATCGCCGACATAGACCTCGCATAAAAGTTCTGTTGGTCATCTCGTTGCATAAAGTTCGGATTTTCTTTATTCCATTCTGATAATGCTGTATAATTTTTGTTAGATGTTTTCTTTATTACCTCTTTTAGTTTCTCTTTATTTGTATCTTTCTCCTATTTATCGTTGTCTTTTATATAAATGGTTTCACGTTTCAAATCACTACAATGTAATGGTCTCTCGTATTTGCTTAATTTATTCATATTATCCATAATTACTCGTGTAATTCCTTTACATAGTCTATTATTGGTTGTGTATTGAAGTTGGTCTAATGATACTTGTATAGATTTTATAAAATCACTCATATTAATAGCGTCTTTACACTCTTCATTCAAAAACATATTAATATTGAACTGATTATTTGTATTAATTCCGCAATATTTTTATCCATTTCCGTTTTTTTGTGTTTTACAGATGATAAATGTCTATCATAATCATTTTTTCGTGATGTATTATACTCACAACAACCACAATTATATTTTATTGCGGAATTTGCGGAATTTTTATTATCCATTTTATACTCTATATTATCCATATATTATCCATATATTTAAATATTTAAATCATTTTTTAGATAAATATTATTTATGGTGTGGTAAATAATTGGAAAATTATATGTTATATCACTACATAATGGTTTAATTTCTTAAAAACAGGCATATTTCACTCGATTTACAAACTTTATATGAGATATGAAAATAGGACATTTTTAAAATGTCTAATTCCCAAAAAATTTTAACTTTATGAAATTCAAAAAAAAACACACTTTTAAACAATATAATTTTTTCTATTAAATAAATAAAAAATTATATTAATAATTGCCGATATCTACCTGCGGTTTAATATTACTTTGGATAATCGCATCGTGTTAGACGCACCCGAACCCAATTTGTAATTATGTTGTATCTTCTTGTAATACACGGGACAAGGACATTCCGGATTGTTTGTGATAATATCAATTCCATCATCTATTTTTACAAGAATATCCCTGTATATAGTTGTGGTTATAGACACACCTGTATTACTTGTTGCTGTCAGTGTAATTGCGTCAGTATAAAGACCAAGTGTATTTGTATTAACCAGAGTATTTTTTACTGTTATATGTAATGGTTGATTATTATTTGCTGTATCCAACGCCGTAATATTGTTTAATATGCTACGGTCTGTAATGGGGACACCTTGAGTTGCGTTATAAGTCCATCTATTACCACCTAACGACGATATTAATTCATCATATGGAATACCGTTTATGAAAAATGTTGGATATTCAAAACTTGATTCTACATATACCGTCCGTTTTACTCTATTAACATTATTAGCATTATCAGTAACCGTATAGAAAATATCAATTTCGGCTGTACCGTTTATGTAATTTGCGGTCCCATTATACAGATTTCTAACATCTATATTAATTGTTGAGTAGGTTTTATTAGTATATGTAATATTTGTATAACTATTTACCGATACATCATTATAAATGACGCTTGTATTGCTCGGTGAAGCATCATCGCTGTGGTATTGATTAACTTCTATAAATGATATATCAGCAATCAATACTTCTATAAGGTCATCTATTGAGCCAGCAGTAGATAGTGATTGAGAGAACGACAAGCTAATATCATTAAATAGTAATGTTGGTGGAGTAAAGTCTGGAAGGGCTAAATCCAAAACAACTGTATCTACATATTTGGAGGGGTATAAATAACTGTCGTATGTAATGTTTAATTTAAATTGTAAATTATTTGAATAGAAACTATTAATAAGCAACTTGCTGCCGCTCATATGATAATTTAATCTTTCATCGTATATTCGTTCTTTGTTTATAAAGTCATAAACCCCTACAACCGCATCAAGGAAATAGTTAAAATTTGTTCGCACGTGATTAATATTATTACTTAAATCAACTAATACGATACCAGGTTGGTCATATGTATAATTGAAACCAGGGTCAGGCGTATTAGATGTTCCACCGCCAGTTTCGACATGAATATTTGAATATTGAATTTGATTATTCAATACTTCATTTAAACTTACATAATTATTCAGTAGTGTTGTTGTAAATTCAAGTATATCTCTCTTATTAAATACATCAGCATATGAGAGGTCAATAACTGCTACATCTGAAAATAAAGATTCGTTCAAATGCCTTGCGTCGAACTCAAATAGAATATTCTCATACGCTAGTTTCATATCTGTATAATCAGCTAATAAATGAAACAATATATCATAATCACTCATCTGGGTTATTATTGAATTTGTGCTATTTTGTAACAAAGCCTCAAGTGTATCTTCGTCATAATAAAAATAGAAATTATTATCAAGCATGAGGTCAATATTAATGCCGATAGAACTTAGGTCTGTTACTAACTGGTCGACATTATTAAAATCGGCATCACTATCATCTACATCGTCAAAAATATTATACACGGGAGATACAAATTCTGTATTTTGATGGAATTTAAAAATCTCCTCTATAAGTCTGTATTTCTCTTTCAACTTTTTGAAATTATTAAAGTTATTTGAATATAAATTATTTAATGTGCGATTTTCAAGTTCTAAATTATAAACATTTGATATAGTATCTGTTTCATTGTATAGAGCAATTAAATTTTGAATACTTGTATTATTTACAAACAGATGATCATCTGGGTCGTATGAATTGGGGATGTGTTTATATGTAAGTTGATTGGTAATAATATCCGATATAAAACCCAATTTAAAATTCAATACTGCTAACTGATTCTGTATATTATTTAATGTAACCACTTTACTTTTATCAAATATAATATTCTGGCTACCATCTACATCAAACAAATTGAATTCGTTAATATAACTCATATCTACGATGGTGTATTTTAGATTAGCATTATTATATACATTCCACGGGACTGCTAAATTTGAATTATCATACATATATCTATCAAAATAGTCATTCAAATCAATCACATAACTGTGGCTGTGATAATTTTGTAACGCACTATCATATGCGTATTCAAATTTATTATAACACACATCGTTTAATGTTTGTGGTCTAATATCAAACTGACCTAAATAATTATCATTATTGGGTAGTTCATCGCCAAAAAAGTATGAGATGAATGATTTATAATTATATGTATCCTGTTGTATTACATTATTCTTTTTATTCGCATTTACATATATATTTTTGCTACTATCAACATAACAACCATACAAGTCGTTGGTAGATAATTCTAATAAATATTTCTTATTGTTTGAAAAATCGGTTAATGTTCTTTCTAATGTTAGAGTTGGTTCATTTACTTTAAAATTATTAGCCAACTCTTGGTATGGGTGGAATATAAAAGTATTATCTTCGTCGATATACATATTATGAAAAATATTCTGTGATGTAATTCCAATATATTGATTGTAATCGTGTCCAATCATAGAGCCATCGCGAACCGATAAAAACACTCTATTTTTTAATTCTTCATCAACCGCGTCTATACCGTCTGTTTCTATCATATTATCATACATCTTATATAAAAGCCCGCTACTGTCCTGTGAATCTAACAAATATTCATTAATTTCAACTGTTCCATTTGATAATAATATACTGACTTCATCTGACTTTGCGATTTCCTGTATTACATCACTTGATATATCAGTCCATATACTCACTACATATTCTTCAAATAACAAGTTGCTCTTATCAGGTAAATAATTGCTTGGGGTTTCGTATTTTGTAAAAACCCGATTATACAAATGATTCAATAAATCGGAGTCTATATCCGAATTAGATAAATCAATGTATGTTTGTAAGTTAAATGTTATGAAATTATTCAGCATTTCATTGAAAATAATCTTACTTGAAGGCAGATAGTTATTAAGATAGAATTGGTATATTTGGTCATTATCTAATATAGATACTGGGTTCTCATACTTGATTTCATTAATTTTACTTATAAAATTGTTTTTAACAAATCGGCTTGCTAATAATCTATTTTTCTTGAAAAAATTTTCATAATTATCAATCACACCCTTGGAATAAAACAGGTCTAATATACTCATTGTATAATTTGAATTCTTGGTATTATTCAGTATATTCGTTGATGTATCTATTTTATAATCATACATAATCATATTTGATTGCGACATATTTACACTTACATCAAATAAATAATGATTGCTTAAATCGTGTTTTAAATGTCCGTTGGATATATCCGAATTTGGTGCTACAGAATCATCATATGTTGGAACACTTGTGATTACCCCAGTATCCATGGGGTCGTAATTAGACGACGACTGGTATTTTTTAAATATTATTAAATTACTTGATTTATTTATCAAAACATTATGGTTAATATTTTGCTGTGTTATACAATTAACTTTAAATTTATCGGTCGTTCCGCTTGGAGCTACTATATTAAAGCTCTGTGATATTAATAGTCTATTCAATAGTTCCTCCTGAGAATTAAAAACTGGTAAAACGGCAGCATTATCTACCGACAAAACATTATCAGTAACATACATATTTCCCCTTGAAAAAACAATATTATTCCTTGTTTCTATTTTACCTCCCATATTTGGGAAATGTTCCGAATAATAATATAATGGTGATGGTGTAGTTGCGGAGAGAAGAAATTCTGTTTTACCATTAGTTACTCCTGCAGTTCCATATTCTGTAATACCTTTTGTAAATTCTACTCCATTATTATGTGTCCCGTCTTCGGTAATTGAGAACTTTATTCTATTATAATAATTGCGATGCCCCAATTGAGTAAATGTGTATTCTCCTATCGGCAAGTGTAAAGTTGCTCTACTTAAATCGGTAATATATCTATTATTAATGTCATCGGTTGATTGGTATATCTCTCCTGATAGTGTAAAATATTGGTACGTATTATCAGGTGAATTATATCCTGATACATCTAATAGAAATGTTTGCCTGTGTAATGGTTCTTTAAAAGTTTGTTCGATAATAATTGGAACGCATTCATCCGAATACAAAAATACATCTTCCAAAAATACCACGCTTAAATCTCTATTCAAATATTCTATACTTGCCCTGTTAAAATTGCTATATACACCCATATCTATTTTTCCCCAGTGGTATTCGTTACCATCATTAGTTACTATGTCCCCATCTCCAGTAATATTTATCATACCAGTAATATCTATATTATTATTACCAACCAATCTAATTGCGTCCGATGCGTCTGTTATATTTATGGTATATGAATTATCATATAATCCAAATTTATTATTAGATGTATCTGGGATTAAATTACTCAAATCATTTACCGTTGATGTTAAACATTTTAATTTTACCACATGGACGTCTCTCTCGGCTACCGACAAAACATCATTAGTTGCATTTGTCAGTTGTAACTTTACTTTTTGAATACCTAATACTTTTTCATCTATAAGTTGGGTTACTTCAATGTTTAATAAGTTTAATATCGGCAGCGATGTCTCATAATAATCATATATGTTACCCAATAGTTCAATATATGGAGTATATTGTGGATGATAAGTTTTTAAAAATAGATTATCAGTAGCATCCTGAGTATAATTTAAATTTAAAAATGGATCAAATCTCTCCACAGTAATAACCCTTGATATATCAGAAGAATTACCAGCGGAATCAAATACTTGATTATTTTGTATGTATTGACCTGCGTTTTTTAATAAATAACTGGCGCTAATATCAAATGCTGGGTTTTCCGTAACAGTCACACCTTTCATACCTGCCCAACCGGAATATTCTTCAAGAACCACACTGGAAACATTGCCTGATAATGCTCTAAAAGTCCAAGTGCTTACTACTGTAACGCTGGAGCAATTAATGTAATAATCTTTACCTGTCAATCCGGCCGAATTAACTACGGTGGTACTATGATCACCTACTTGATAAAACGTATTAGTCCAGTCCTGTACGCCGGTTGAATAATTATAAAATTCTCTTGCGCCGTTGCCTCTGTGTTTAAATGTATGTACTGTACCGTCTATATAATTGAATGTAACATTCGCATAACCATCAAAATTGACGTCAGCGTGATTTATAGTAACGTCTATATAACTATCTAATAAATTGGGGTTAATATTTATAGTTGATGAACTGTTATCAATTGCTGTATAAGTTACAGGCAGACTATCATATACACTTGTGGATGATTGTATTGGTACTAATTTTTTATAAGTAGTAAATACGGCAAGTGTAGAATCAAACGCATCTTCTAATGTTTCATTACTTAATGAAATAGTTGATGTGCCACCGCCAGCATCGGTAATATTAACACCCGGTAAAGAATACATATTATGTCCATCTACACCTTTCGTAAATAAATATGGATTACTTAAATTTTGATTTACTAGACCATTAATACTATTATTTGTAAGAGAGTTATATATATCGGTTGAAAGTAGTGGTAATTTGATATTTGATATATCTGGGTAATCTGTAGATAATACAAAAGATAAATCTGGTGGAGCAGTATCTACGATATTAAATTTTATAACCTCTATAAATGACTGAAAACTTATATCTTCAAAACTCTGGTATAATATGTTGTAATTACCAATTTTATTGGGAGTTATATTATTTACAATAGTATTATTACTGTCATCAACAATGTTAGCTCCAAACGTCGCAGTCATTGTGTAATTTATCAAATTATATTTATCTATATCACCAAGTTCATATGTAATTGTTTTGGTTGTTGAATTATAATGGATGTCACCAGAATTAAATACTGCCGCCAAATTATCAGTATTATTGGTTATCAATGCGTTGAATTTAGTATTAAAATTGTCGTCCAAATTGTATTCATATCCCGAAACAGACAATTTTGGGATTATTATAAAATCAGTAACTAGTTCTATGGCTATATTTACAATTTTATCTCCAGAACTGTTTCCAAGCCTGTCCGTTGATTTGTATATTAATTGATAAGACATATCAGAGTTGCTTGTGTCGTTAGTATCTAATAATAAGGCTTCCCCAGAGAAAGTGTAGTTTTTTACGAGTGTGGGAAAAACTAAATCTGCTATATTCTTTACAACGTCGTTGATAGTATTTTCTAAACGAATTGTAATAGAAGACAACCCTGATCCAACATCACTGAAATAGGCAGTCGGCATATATAATTCCTCAAATCTATTAACATAAATAGTATCAGCCACAGATAATGTTATAACTGGTGCTGCTGTATCAGAAACATGAATCTTTCTTGTTAAAATTTTAGTTTTATTATTTTCGTCTGTTGCTGTATATGAAACCTCATAAATGCCCGCTACTGGATTTGTCACGTCAAAACTGTTATTATCATAATTCGTTGTAAAATTTGTAAATAAATAAGTTATATCAGTAGAATTATCAAAATGATAAAATTTATCATATTTACTGACAGCATTAACGCCGAAAAGGAAAGATGCATCACTAAAAAATTCACCTGCTTCGTGCAGTATAGTGAGTGTTATATTATCAAATATAGGTCCTTGGTTTCTGATTAAAACATTAATAGCTATTGCGGAAGAACTTAAATCATATGGATTTTGTTTTGTTATAGCGAAGCAACTTATATCGTGATTTATGGTTGATCTGCTTCCAGTTACAGTATAAATTATTCCGGATGGGTCAAATTCATTATTACCACTTATAGTAGTAATATCCGGTTTAACTCCTAATCCTAATCCTAAGCTAAAACTAATATCAAAAGGAACATCTGTTTCAAACAACCTTGGATGCGATATATTAAAATCATCCGCTATGTTATAACTATTGTCTCCAAAATCAATAAGAATTTGATTAATATTCGGATACCGATTTTTAAAAGAAGCGAGTGGAGCAATTTGATTAATTATATCTACCTTTCTTGTTATGGTGAAGGGTTTAAATTGATTATCGGATATTTCATAAATTATATCTAAAGAAGAATCCACGTTTGAAAAAAAATCAAGAGTGGCACTATTGTCGGTTATGTCGGAGATTGTTTTAATGTTTGACTGGTCTATACTGGAACTGATTGTGTTATTGTTTATACGGATTGTATAATTATTGCTTGAAATCTCATAATTATCTACAAGAGTGAAATCGAATATAATAGAGCTTAATTCCATAATAAATAAATCATAATTTATTGCCTTATTAAATGCCTGGTATGAAAAATCTTTAAAATCTGTTACAGTTTCTGAAAATAATACATAATTAACGTCTGTAAAATTGTTATAATCAAATGAAAATTCTATAGATGGAGCAGTATCATCTACTATATCTACTATTCTATTAACATTGAAAGAATTATCATAACGGTCGTGAACTTTATAGTTAAAAATTAAGGAATCGGCTTTATTCAAACCATTAGTGACTTTATTTAAACTATTGTCATCGTCTAAATATTTATTATTTGTTCCTGCTACCGATTTTAATCCTGCTTCAGTGAAAGATGCGTCGCGACCACCAATGGATAATGAAACCGTTAAACTCAAGTCGACACGAGTCAAATAATTATCACTTAAGTCAAGTGTATGAATTATATAACTTAAATCATCAAAAGATGAAAAAACACTTAGACTGAAATCTATGTTAGGTGCATCATAGCCTGTGTAGAAATTCTCGGCAATTTGAAATTTACCTGCATCAGGGATCTGTGCTGTATGCGTATCAGAAAAAGTGGCGTCAGTGGAACCGTCTATTACGCTGCCGGTTAAGATGGGAAATAGTAAATATGGATTACTTATATCCACTATTTGTATAAATCGTGTTATGGAGTTGAATAAATTATTAGCTGGAACACCAATTGAACTTCTAACATGATAAGTAAATTCGTATATACCAACTGTACTGATATCTATGTTTGTAGAATACGATATATCAAAATTAGCTGGATCTGGGTTGCTATGAATAGTTTGGAAATCAGATAAAAAAGCAGCAGAGTATGATGTTTCTCCAGGTTTATAATTTACTTGTTCTGGCTTACCTGGTTTAATTCTTACGCCGTCTTCTATATGTGGTGAAAATACTTGTAGTTGTACTAATGGGTCCCCTATTAATTGTAAATCTGGAAAGTCCTTGAATACAATAGTTAAACTCACATCATTACTCTTATTACCAAGTAAATCAACTCCTGAATACGTAATTATTGGTTCATGTGCGATCCCATTTTTATCTGTCTGGTCCATATAATAAATATCGCCGTCTAGTTTCAATGAATCAATTCCATCAACGCTATATGTATAAGAGAGATCATATATTGAATTATCACTTGCTTCTATTAATGGTCTATTACTATTTTCTAAAAATGGATCTCCGCGATTAAGTGTCGTTATGCTATCAAAAACAAGGAAACGGTTGTCGTTAGAGTAATTTAATGTATATACTTTTGCGTTCACACCATTATTTTTAAAATTTAACTCTGGTTTTATAGTATCCGTTATATTTGCCGTGTATATCCTTGAGAAATCTGTCTCTAAACTATTTATGTCTATATTATCACTAATATCGTTGAATTTGTGGTCTTCTGAACTTAAACCCTTCACCGTAATGGCGAAATCATAATCACCTACGTATTGGCTATTCATATGTGCCTCTCCAAATAAATTAATTTTATCAAAAGAACCATCAATATTTAAATAATTGTCCGCGTTATTTGTATCTATTATATTAATTACAAATCCAATATTTGTAATTGTCAATGATGTATTTAATGCGTATTCTTGATAACTTTGACTGATGTCAATAATATTATCACTACTATCAATTTTATTAATTATTAAGTCATTTGATCCGGCATCTAAATTGAAACTTAATATTTTATCGTTTAATAAATCAAGGCTGACGTATGAAGTGTTACCTCCGCCATTAAAATTTATTAAATTTGCTTCTTCTAATATTCTACTGTTTTCATTATCAATATTGAAACTTTTTACGTTAATAATCTTTATACCCAGTTCATCTACCGCAGATGAGCCCAAGCCCTGCCCCTCTTTAAATTGAACGTTGAAATTCTTTGATAAGTAATAATTTAACGGTCTACCAGGTGTATTAACATCGGATTTCAAAGGTTCTTTTGTTGCGAGTATATTATTATATTTTAATATATTTATGCTATTATCACCAGTCAACTGGTTCAGTGTTGTGTTTCCAAATATACTGCTTGGATCATAAAAATCACCGCTTACAAGAGTAATCTCAAATGGTAAATTAATTTTTTTTGCAGGCTCAGATGTATCATATACATACGCATTTATATTATCGTGCACATTATATGTTGTATGTGTATCACTTTCTATAATAAATCTATTTGTAAGTGGATTAGAATTAAGAAATAATGGGTCAGTGAGAATACCCGATATTTCTATAAATGGTCCTCTATGAATTTCTACTAATCGTCGTAATTGGGCTGTATTACCTTCATAATCTTCTACGGTATATGTGATTACAAATGATGATAAATTAAAATTAATCGTTGCAGGTAATGTTGAAGTTATTAAATTACTAATATCGTGATTGTATCTATCCAGTGCTTTATATGGTAATGTTGGTTCATTATAGTCTTGGTATAAATTCAAAGTATAAATATTTTCCTTTGGGGTCATGAAACTTGTAGTAAATACTGAATCTTGCTGATTATACAAAACAAATGATAGATCTATATCAGAATCAATTTCATTTACGAAATCGGAGTTTTCGCAATATGTAGTGTAAAATAAATTATTAGATAATTCGTAATGTGCGTGTGGTGTTAATGAGCTTAATAAATCAATGGATAAAAGACTGATATCATCATTAGTGACTAATTCATTTCTCTCATTATTTACAATTAATCTAACTGTATTAAAATAATAATTATATTTATTGTATGGTGTCCCTAATGATTGAATTCGTTGATCTGTTTTATAAATTATACCAGTTGTGTTATCTTCATCTACATAAACGCTATTGCTAATATCAATATTATCTAACGTAATTGGGTGATTAGGGTCAATATTAAAAACAGTATATGAACCATCGTATATTCCATAATCCGTTTCATATAGATCTTCAACGCTGAAAGTGTTTGTGCCTCCGTGGTTATTTAAATTAAATTCATAATAAAATACACCTCTACCTGCATCTTTTATTAATTTTGCTTGCGAAACAATATTCAAACATTCCTGATTCTTATCTTTTATTAAAGTGCTAAATTCGGATTGTTTTGCAATTACATAATCACAAGTAGCATTAAAATGAAATAAATTAACATTTGAAACCTCAACTACTCCGCTTGGGTCTGGGAATGATTGAATAGATATCAACCTATCCTTATGAAGTATAGTATAGCTTCCTGTTTGTGTATTTGAATTGTAAAAATCCTCAACAGTCAATTTTATATCGCCATATAGATATGTTATGTTACTTGCATCAACTAATATACTAAATACTCCTGTGAAATCTGCATTACCAAATACATCTTGATAATGTATAGGCTTGGTTGTATTATTCGCGTCTGCCGGTATTATAATATCAAAACTATCACCTATGTTTTGCAAAATTACATCAGCCGTTACAAAATTCCCACCAGTTAATGAGAACGGATGAGAAGTTGAAAAATCCTCTATAGCAATAAATTGATATTTCATATTTCTCATAAAATGAAAATTGTCGCCACTATTAGTTAAAGTCGTCTCTGCATATGACGTGTTGATATTTATCAAATTATAGGATTCATCATAGAAATTGTAATAATTGTTATTTCCGTGAGATAAATCACTTCCTGATGAAACATAAATTTTAATAGAATTTGCATATGAAACGTCGTAAGTTATTAAATTAGTAATATCACTCATTTGGTCAGGTGAATTGCCTGCGCCTTGTGCTGATGCGTCAAAAAAACCCATAGGGTGTGATTTCGGAACATTTATTATATTATATACAATACTTGATGTTGTATCGTATAAACCAAATGTCGTGAGGGCATTATCAGTAGTATTAGAATAATTATTATTAAAAGAATATATTAAGCTTGCACTCAGATCCGTGTCTAGATAATTGGACTTTTTTATTTTAACCGAATTATTTAATGTAAAACACGTCCTACTCATTATTAATAATATAAATTATTAAAAATATCTAAGTTAAAAATAAAAAAAATTCATTTTCACTTAAATTTAAATAAATTTGATATAAATAAAATTGATTTAAATAATTGATTTAAAATCATAGCAATATAACATACATATGGCGAACAATACTCAAGATCTGGCTAAAAAATACCAAAAGAAAACCGACAAGCAACATATTTTAGATAATCCAGATACATATATCGGGTCAGTTGAAAATATTGATGAAGATACATATGTCTTTGATAGTGAGTTAAATAGAATCGTCGAGAAGCATATTACTTATGTCCCTGCTGTATATAAACTCTTTGATGAAGGAATTGTTAATTGCCGCGACCATACCATTCGTATGCAGCAATTAATCAAGTCTTCTCCTGAAGAAAAAAATCATCCAGTCACGAATATTGATGTTACTATCGCTGATGACGGAATTATTACTCTCTACAACGATGGTAATGGTATTGATGTCTCTATGCACCCTGAATATGGAGTGTGGATTCCCGAACTAATTTTCGGTCATCTACGAACTTCAACTAATTATGATAAAAATGAAAAGAAGACTGTTGGCGGTAAGAACGGTTTTGGTTTCAAATTAGTATTAATTTGGTCTACTTGGGGTAAAATTGAAACTGTTGATCATAAGACAGGACAAAAATATACTCAAGAATTTCACGATAATCTAACCACTATTGATAAGCCAAAGATTACCAAGTGTAAGACCAAGCCATATACTTCGGTCAGTTTTAAACCTGATTACGAAAGACTGAAGATTGCTGGTATTGATATGGATTTCAAATCGCTTCTGTTAAGGCGGATTTATGATATGGCTGCCGTGACCGATAAATCAATTAAAGTCAAGTTCAATTCAGAGCAAATTAATGTTAAAAGTTTTATCAATTACGTGGATTTATACATCGGTGATAAGGCTGAGACCGAGCGAGTTCAAGAACAGCCCAACGAGCGATGGGAATATGCGGTGTGTATTGCTCCCAAGCAAGAATTCACACAAATCAGTTTTGTAAATGGAATTTTCACATCCAAGGGTGGGAAACATGTTGATTATATCACAAATCAAATCATTCGTAAAATTACTGCTTTCATTAAGACCAAGAAGCATATTGATGTTAAGCCTGCTGCTATTAGGGAGCAATTGATGATTTTTATCAACTGTACTATTGAAAACCCAGCGTTTGATAGTCAAACTAAAGATTGTCTTAATACTGCAGTCAGCAATTTTGGTTCTTCTTGTGAAGTATCTGATAAGTTTATTGAAAAACTCGCCAAAATGGGCGTGATGGCTACTGCTTGTAGTATCACCGAAGTCAAGGAAAATAAAGCCGTCAAGAAAACCGACGGTACTAAAGTCAAAAATATTCGCAATATCCCCAAATTAGTAGATGCTAATTTTGCTGGAACAAGCAAATCAGCCGAGTGTGTTATTATTTTATGCGAGGGTGATTCGGCTAAGTCTGGTATTATTTCGGGTCTTACAAGCGAAGACAGGAATTATATTGGTGTTTATCCTATGAAAGGCAAGATGTTTAATGTTAGAGGTGAAAGTGCTTCTAAAATTTCTGTAAATAAGGAAATCTTTGAAATCAAGCAAATCGTGGGTCTCGAACACGGTAAAAAATATACTGCTGAAGATGTTAAGACTAAACTGCGGTATGGTAAAATCCTATTTATGACTGACCAAGATTTAGATGGTAGTCATATTAAGGGTCTGGGTATTAATATGATTGATAGTGAGTGGAAATCGCTAATTGAAATTCCTGAATTTATCGGCTATATGAATACTCCTATTCTAAAAGCGACCAAGGGCAAAGAAACAGTTGAGTTTTACAACGACGGACAATTTGAAAACTGGAAGAAAGATAATGACGCTTCAAAGTGGAACGTCAAATATTACAAGGGTCTTGGAACAAGCACAAGTAAAGAATTCAAGGAATATTTCCAAAAGAAGAAGGTTGTGAATTTTACATCGTCGGACAAGTGTTCCGATTCAATTGATATGGTATTTAATAAGAAGAGGGCTCACGACCGTAAAGATTGGCTTTCCAATTATGATAGGACTGCTTATCTTGATACTGATAAAACATCTGTTACATACGACGAGTTTATTAATGATGACCTGCGTCATTTCTCCACATACGACAACGACCGTTCAATCCCAAATATTTGCGATGGTCTTAAAATCAGTTTGAGGAAAATTCTATATTCGGCGTTCAAGAAAAAACTCCACACCGAAATTAAAGTCGCACAATTCAGTGGATATGTTTCGGAACATTCTGGATATCATCACGGTGAAGCCAGTTTAAATGGTGCTATTGTTGGTCTCGCTCAAAATTTCGTAGGCTCTAACAACATTAATCTATTCCAACCAAACGGACAATTTGGAACTCGTCTTATGGGCGGTAAGGACGCAGCATCTGAGAGGTATATTTTCACACAATTATCCAAGATTACTCGGGCTGTATTTCCTGAAATTGACGACAAGGTTTTAACATACTTAAAAGATGATGGTGATAGTGTTGAGCCCGTTTATTATATCCCAATTATCCCGATGATTCTTATCAACGGTACAAAGGGTATTGGAACTGGTTTTAGCACAGATATTATGTCCCATAACCCGATTCAAATTATTCAATATTTAGAAAATATGCTTGCCGACAAAAAAGAACTCGGCACTATCGACCCGTATTACAAAAATTTCAAGGGCACGATTCTACCATGTGATAAGAACCATAAATATCTCATTAGGGGCAAATATGAACTGATGGATAATAATCAAATTCGTATTACCGAACTACCAATTGGAACTTGGACTCAAACATACAAAGAATATTTAGAAACACTCTTTGTTTCAAAAGATAAGTGCTACATTAAGGATTATTCCGATATGTCTACAGAGGCTAACGTGGAGTTTATCATCCAGTTTTATCCAGGTATTATCGCCAAGTTATTATCCCAGAAGCACGATTATGGATTGGAGGGCATCGAACATTATCTAAAATTATCTACTACACAAAGCACTACTAACATGCATTTATTTAATCCTAAAGGAGAACTTACTAAATATGATACTATTTATAGCATCGTGGATGAATATTATAGCATTCGTCTGGAATATTATAATAAAAGGAAGGCGTATCTAATTCAATTACTCACCAAGGAATTAGTAACACTATCAAACAAGACCAAATATATTACTGGTCTATTAAATGATACTATTGACCTTCGTAAAAAATCAAAAGACCAAATTTATAGTCTTCTGGAGGGCAAGAATTTTGATAAAGACATGGATACAGGCAGTTACAATTATCTTATCAAGATGCCGATGGATTGCGTATCCGAGGAAAATATTGAGAAATTAACCAAAGAACATAACGAGAAACAAAACGAACTGGATGAAATTACCAAATCCAAAATCCAAGACCTATGGCTGGGCGAACTCGCCAAGTTAAAAACTCTTTACAACGAGTTTCTACTTGAGGATATTGTGCCCGATGTAAAAAAATCTGCTGGTAAAACAACTGGTAAATCCAAGGTCAAATCAACTGGTAAATCTAAAGCAAAGTAATTAATTATTCTCAATCATAATATCTTAAAACCACGGTTTCAATTCTAATGTCTTCTCCTGTTTATTAGCATAAATTGGTGCCGCCATAGGTTCATACATCTTACTGGAATCCTCTTTATATTTCAAATATGCTACTGCCTCACCATATACCGAATTAATACAAAATTTTTTTACGTGTTCGTTTAAATCACTTATCTGCTGTGGGATATTATTTGGTAAATTTTTAGAATGCTGATAATACATGCTTCTCATTACCGATACAATCTGATCCTGTGGTTGATTATCTACCATTATTTTACCGCCAGATTTATCGTATACTCCTTTTCTTAATGCGTTTTGAATAATTTGAATATTCGCAAGCGAAAAATATGCGTCGGATAATGAAGTTCGCTCAAATGTACCTGCTAAAACATTTTTGTAATCAGAATTTGTTGTAATTGGTATTTTATCCATCATTGAAAATTTAGTCGAAATGTTAGGACCTAATATATTAACTCTGCCATTGGCGGTATTATTCATCGTATAATATTATTATATATAAAAATTTATATTATTATATTCTATAATATATAATACTATGAACCAATTCCAAAAAGTTATATTAATTTCTTCCAGCATTATTTTAATCGTTTCACTCATATTTTTAGCCTACTTTTTAACTAAATCTTTATATGCTGATTCTTATCCCGCCGTTATATCTGACTGTCCAGATTACTGGGACGTAACACGGAATGATGCTGGTCTCCAAATATGTAATAATAGCTCCACCGTTAATGAAGGTAGGGGAGATGTTCCTGACGGTGAGTGTTCTGCTTATCCAACTGACCAATTTTTAACTGGTGGAGATGGAGACAGTGCGGTCTTATGTGAAAAATATCAATGGGCGAAGAAATGTAATATCACGTGGGACGGAGTTACTAATAATAATCGTGCTTGTGATTTAGGATATTAATTTAATTATATAATATTATTGACTCAATAAAAATAATATTATTAACAATCCATATAAAACTTACATAAAACTTTCAAGCCATTTTTCGGCATCTTCATTAGTATCAAAAGTTTTAGTACATATTTTATTGTTTTTTCTTATTTTCGCCTGAAATGTTCCGCTCGGTGTTGTTGCTATAGTGCCTGTCCCTCGTTTTCTATATTGTTTAATATCTAATTCGGTTAAATTAAGTTTGTTTTCAAGTTCAATTCTACGAGCATATAACCAGTCCCAACATTTGTCTTCATTCACATTACAGAATTTATATTTGGTACCGTAAATTTTAAGTTGTGCTACAAATGAATTTCCGCTTTTATAAACACAACCGATATTAATAGTTTTATTAACAGATTGTGTGTTTTCCATAGCAGTAACCCATCTTAAATTGCTTGCCCTATTATCTTTGCGATTTGTATTTATATGGTCTACTTGTGGTAAATTATCAGGATTGGGAACAAATGCTGTAGCAACTAATACACTAACGAAAAAGTTTTTTAGTTTTTTGTTTCTTAAACCAACCCTATAACGATCCTCTTCAGTGAGTTGCTGTTTCATAATACGGTCTTTCTTATTTTTAACTATACCATAATTAGAAACAAAGTAATTGAAATTATCGGTTTTCTTCCATCGTTCTGCACCATTTTCGTCGTCCATTATATATACTGTTTAATAATTATAAAAAAATGTAATCAATTTTAAAAAAAATAACATTATAGTATCAATTTGTTCTTATTTTATTTATACAGCAATATTGCTGTCGGGATTATTATTAACATAAATTATCTTTTTACGCTGTTTTGAAATTGGTGCCTTTACTTTCTGTTCCGACCTATCTATATTACTTGTCATAATTTCTCTATATTCGGTAGTCAATAGTGTTTTCACGTATTCATATACTATTCTTAATACTTCTTCACTACATTTGCCTACAATCAAAATGCTTCCTGTTCGAAAAATCATATACGATATTTTTTGAATATTTTTATCCTTTTTATCTGTCTTTTTATAGTTGATAGAATTACTGATGCTTACCTTATTTAAACTATCATAATAATAAACACATTGAATACCTGGATACGAACACGGATCATAGCAAGCGTGTATCTTGTATTTATAACGCAGAATATTGAATAGTTCCTCCCTATTTATATAAAATCCACAATTAAAGTTTGAATTAATTAGTACATTCTCCGTTTTATCTGCGATAATTGATATTTTAGTATCTATCACCTTACCGATAATTTTTAATACATTAGTAATAACAATATTTAAAATTTCATCGTTTCTCGCACCAGGAATTTCTAATTTACCAGTATTAAATACTTTGACGTGAATTTCCTTAAACACTCCTTCATATAAAATTCGTAGTGTTACTACAAAACAATTGTAAAACGCACTCTTCTCCTTAGTTCTTGTGTAAATTAAATCTTTTTTGCATAACCCAACACTTACCTTTCTTACATGATTAAACTTAATAACTCTACCCGCTGGATTATCAATATGCTTAATGATTTTTGAATATTTATATGATTCATTATCAATTAATTTTTCAATTGATTCAACGTGCTCTTTTGTTTTACATACAATCTTCATCTGTTTTTTAATTATACCTTCTTCTTGGTCATCATAGTTTGTTACTGGTATTTTCCAAAATATGGAATCAATATCTAATTTTTCTTCGGTTAAATAAATAATTTTTGTTTTAGTTGAAATATAAATGTCTGTTGCATCAGGAACTATCATTTCACCTCTCTCGTCTATTTTTTCATCGTCGTCATTTTCTATATTTGCGTCTTCTACATTATCCAAAAAATTTTCCCATTCATCGTCTATCGACATATTACTTTATATTAGTTATCGTTTGTTTATTTTTTTAATTATTTTATCAATTTTTTAATAAATAAAATAATTAGCATTATATTTAATTACCATTCAGGCAATAATATACATAAGAGATGCATAAATCCTCGTTCTCAAGATTGTGTATGATATATTCAATCTCTTTTATCAATTCATAACTCAATATTTCCAGTTTATTATTCAGTATATATGTTATATAATTTTTGATTATTAACCGCTTATTTAATTTGTATTTGGTCTCTACAGTATTTAAACTTTTATTAAATACTTGTAGGCTGTCTGTTGTGTTCGTATTATATAATTTTTCATAAACATTATCATCTAATATATTTATTTTGTTATTGATATTTGACTGCATAAAATTAATCATACTTCTAATATCAGAATCATAAGAGTGTATTATGTTATATATCGTTTTCTTTGTAATATTCATCTTCTCCTCCTTGTTTATTTTATTTAAATAATCAAATATATCATTCTCCCCAAGTTTATTAAATCGTACCTTTACAAACTCATATTTTAATGAATTATCTATTTTGCTAATATAATTGCATATTAAACAATATTTTACATCCTTGTTATATTCTTGCATCAAACATTTTAATGCTTGCTGGGCTATTCTCGTCATATAATCTACCTCGTCCAAAATTACAAATTTCGTTCCCTTGGAAAATAAATTATCCGACACTACAAAATTATAAATAGTATTTCTTATTATATCTATACCTCTCTCGTCTGACGCATTTAAATGAATCACTAATGTTTTTGATTCTTCATTATTTTGTTTCTTATATTTATTGATTAGGTTGATGATCGTTGTGGTTTTGCCGATGCCTGGCGGACCATGTAATAAAAGGTTCGGGAAATTATTCGTATCTAATATGTTTTTGAATAACTCCCTATTATTATCATCCAAAATGATATTTTCAAATACGTTTGGTCTGTATTTTTCAACCCACGGAATAGTGTTTTTATCCATCGCTAATAATACTTAAAATATTAGTTTAATATGATTTTTTTATAATCTATATTTAATCGTAGAGAGATTATTAATATCTCTATGTCTTATTTCTATAGTCTAATATCAATAATTATAATATATATCAAAATAGTTTAAACCATAAAACACAATTTATAACAAGAATGACTACTACCCTTAACAATCAAACTATCATCCCAGAAGGAACTCCTGAATATTTAATTCAGCCACCCAAACGCAAGGGTAGGAGACCAAAGTCGTATTATGATAATCTCAAACTGCTGGAAGCGACCGACAATTCCAATAACCTTATTATTTATCAGGATAAAAAGCCTGAGCCTGAAAATACTGAACCTAAAGTTCATAAGAAGCGAGGGCGGAAACCCGTAGGAGGCAAGGTTGTTGAGGTCAAGAATATTTTACTCACACATATACCAATTCCTAATATTATTCTACATCTTAACTGCCAATTAGATGATATCGAAGATGCTAATGATAGTATCAAATACGAACCTACTATTAATCAAATAGATAATTATGATTTTGAATCAGCCAACAAACATAGCAATCTGCCTTATAACTTTATTAATGAGCCAACCGATAAAGATGTAGGGACAGAAAATGATATAGAAAAGGAAAAAGATATAATTATGTCTGATGTAATTGAGGAGGAAAGTGATAAAACTGTTTCCAATAATGAATCTATTGCTTATAAAAGAACTATTGCTAAAAAAATAAAGGAACTATCTTATAATTTAAAGCATAACAATATTACCAATAAATCGGCGTGTTTTTGGTGTACTTGTCCGTTTGATAACGACCCTATTTATATTCCAAAGCACGAACGCAACGGTGTAATTCATTGTTATGGGTGTTTCTGTAGTCCTGAATGTGCTTGTTCTTATCTTATGAATGATAGTATTGATAACTCAAGCAAATTTGAAAGGTATTCCCTACTTAATAATATTTATGGTAAAATTTATAATTATAATAAGAACGTCAAGCCTGCTCCTTCGCCATATTATCTATTAAATAAATTTTACGGCAATCTTGATATTCAAGAGTATAGAAAACTACTTGAAAACGAACGACTGCTGCTTGTGGTTGATAAGCCCCTTTCTCAAGTTTTACCTGAAATTTACGAAGAGAATGAAGATTTCTTAATTACTGCTAAAATAGTGTCTAAATCAAGCACTGTTAATAAAACCGCACCCATGAAAAGTAAAAAATAATAAAATAATAAAATAATAAAATAATTAATTTAAAATTGATTCAAATCAATATAAAATTAATTATTTAACAAACGTAATAATCAATATGGCGAATCTTGGAAACCCCGAATTTGAAAAAGTCATCCAGACTATTACCACCGATATTAACAAAACCCTTATCTCTAACCTTGGTGCTTATTTCAAAACCGTGGATGATAATAATAAAGTAGTTGACCTACTAAAGCCAATTCTATTGAACCTACCCGAATATACAAAGCTCAAGAGCGAATATGATGTAATTGTTGAAAAATATACCTGTTTAAAGAATGAATATGATAATCTTAAGTCGTCTAATGTTAAAAATATCACGATTGATATTACCGAAACACCCAAAAAACCCACCGATGAAACTGTAATTGTTAAACACGCCGAAATTGAAAAGGTAGTTGCCGAAAACAAAATTATTAATCCAGGCGACGAGGTAGAACTTGATGAGGATAAGGAGTATGATAGCGACGAGTATGATAGTGAAGAAGAGGAAGAAACGACGGTGGAAACCGCAGATGAGAAGGCAAGCGACAAGGAAGAGGAAGAGGAGGAAGAGGAGGAAGAGGAGGAAGAGGAAGAAGAGGAAGAGGAAGAGGAAGAGGAAGAAGTAAAGACAGTTGATATTGTAGTAGCCAAGCCAACCGAACCAGTAGAGGAAGAGGAAGAGGAAGGTGAGGAGGAAGAGGAAGAGGAAGAGGAAGAGGAAGAGGAAGAGGAAGAGGAAGAGGAAGATGAAGAAGTAAAGCCAACAGAGAAGATTGTAGCCAAGCCAACCGAACCAGTAGAGGAGGAGGAAGAGGTAAAGCCAGACGAGAAGGCAGCAACCAAGCCAACTGAAGAAGCGGAAGAGGAGGAAGGCGAAGAGGAAGAGGAGGAGGAAGATGGCGAAGAAGAGGAAGAGGTAGAAATGATAACCGTAAGTGGTATTAAATATTATCTAAATTCGGCTTCTAACGATGTATATGAGTGCGATGACGAGGAGGACATCGGTGACTACGTCGGGAAATATCTGGACGGTAAAATCGTTAAGAAGTAATTCAACAAATTCACTATAATTATTATATTCAAAAAATATAATTATTATATTTACTAATCCATAACTATCTCATCAATCTCAATTTCCTTATTTTTATTATTATCTTGATAATCTATCAATTGATTTATCAATTTAACTATGCGTATAATTTCTAATTTTGATATATTGTAATTTTCTAATAAATAAATTATTTCGTTAATATCATGTTTTTTATCCAAATTATAAAATAATATATGTATATCCTTCTTGTCTATTAAAAACGACTGTAGTAAATTATATATGAAAATATAATTATTGTATTCACTGCTATATTTTGTTAATATTTTTGTAAAAATAACATCTTCAATGTTAATAGGTTTCAATAACTCATTTGTTTTCAGTATGAAATTATTCTGGAATAACTTAATTATATAATTCATCTCCGTCAATTGCCATATTTGCTTTTGAAATATAATTCGGTCGATATAATCACTGAAAATATAATTTTCTAAAATTTTCAAATAAACTTCCAGATTACCACCATTCAATATTTGAATTATGTTTTCATGAAACAGTAATGATAATATTGTTCTGTCGCTCTCCAAAATATTATTTATCTTTGTAAAATCATATGAATTTTCCAGGAAATCCTTTGTTATGATTTTTATATTTTCATTAGTCTCGCTCACATTTAAAGTATAATTTTCGTAGAATTTCTTATATATTATGTTGTTTTTTTCATAAAACAGCAGTTTGTTTATAGAAATCAAATTGTTATTCAAAAAATCTAATATATTTCTATTAATTAACCTGTTTTCAATAACCGAATATCTAAAAATATTTGGCAGCAGATTATTTACTATATCCAAGATTTGAGTATTGGACGGGTTTTTCAATTCAAATACGTGACAAACTTTCATCAATTCAGATATTTTTTTATCACTATTTTTATTATTGATACAAATAATAGGATTGTTCGTTAAATTCTCTAATTTTTGTTTCTTTGTTTTTTTTACCCGTATTAATTTGATTAAAGAAATAATTCCATTCTTATCACCATAATTCATACCATCTATATCATCTATCACAACTACTATTCGTTTTGGTTTATTTGTGAATAAACTATGGACGTTTGAATTGCTTAAATTTTGAGAACCAATAGTATCTATCAGTGATTTATTTCTTATCACACTATTATCATAATAAATTACATCATAATTTAACTTCTTTAATAAATTCAATATAAATTTTGTTTTACCAATACCACTATCACCATAAATATATACACCACGCTTATATTTTTCATCTTTATTAAAATTCTTTAATATATTATCTATCTCGGATGCTATATCATTCCTCTCTAATATATCGTCCAAATTTATGGTTTCCATAATTAATATTTTTAATTTTATATTTCTATTATTGTTTTTAATAGTAATATAATTTTATTTTATATTGTTGTTTTTTATTTATGCCTCAAGTTGGTTCAATCTGGTGGTTAAAGTAGCTATCAACGCTGTCTGGGCGTCAAGTGAAGCGGTTAATCGTGAGTCAAGTGCCGCTATGGTTGCTGCCTGTGTGTCTGTAATCGTTTTGAGTTCTTTAATACCATTTATCAAAATTGGAATTAGTCCAATATAATTAACATTTTTAATTTTATTTTCGGTATTATCTTCAGTTACCAATATTTCCATTCCTGGTATCAATAACATCTCTTGTGATATTAGTCCGTATTCACTCTCTGCGTACATAGGTACTTTTATATTATTTCCCGACTCGTCTATTTCTATTTTATATAAATTGCCCGACGCATCTATCGGAAGCGTGCTACCTGTTTCATCATCTACCGGCACTAAAAATTCAGGATGCTTCAAATAACTTTTTGGTTCTAATTGAATTATTTCGTCCAATCCTAAAGCCAGAGGCACTTCAAATGACTTGATACGGTCGTCCGAACCCTGAAAGTAGCCTGTCCCCGACATAACACCGTGTGAAGCATAAATAGTAATACCTGATGGAAGAGTATTGATTGTCGGGTTTTCATCCGCTGTATAGGTACCCTCTGCAAGATTTATCCACGAAAGACCGGTTGTATAATCTGAAATCCATCCCTCCACGTGAAGCGGAGCAACTAGCGTTGCAGCGGTACCCGTCCCTACACCAAAATAACCACCGTAGGGCTGTACATAAAGAGGGCGCTTTTGAGTTGCGTCTGTCGCATCAGCGACCTGTAACCAAACACCCTCACCACCTGTACCATCTAAACCACCGCTATCGGTAATTGTCCCGATATCGAGCACGTTATTGTCGTTTTTGCCCTGAATCCTAAATATTCCACGACAGTCAGTTCCAGACGGAGCAGGAGTATTTCCTGCCGATGCTGCGTTTAGATGGAAGGCGGCTTTAGGTGTGACTGTTCCAAGACCTAACTCTCCATCATAATTTAATATCATTTTACTGGTAAGTCCAACCATAAAGTAGATTGATTGAGCGCTTTCCGTTGGTCCCGTAGTACCCGCAGAATTAATATATGTACTTCCCTCTGCTGTTTGTGCGAAAGCGAAATTATCAGCATCAGCACAAGCACTATGTGCGAAACTAGCGGAAGTATTCATTCCAGTTCCCACCCAGCCTATCTTCGCATATCCAAATACACACGATATATCCGCATCAGCACCGCAAGAAATACTACTAGCCGATATATCGCCATTTACCTCCAAAAGTTTAGTAGGATTAGTAAGCCCGATGCCGATATTACCATCACTATCTAAAATCATTTTAGTTACATGATTTATCCTGAAATGAATTTTTTGATCAAGACTCGCATTCAAATAAGTCGTTCCTAAATTGTGATGCATAAGGGCATAATCGTTATCCCCAGGCAGGTCTTTATGACCGAAATTCGCAAAAGAGGCGTTTGAGTAGTTGCCTACAATCGCCCTCCCTATAGATGCAGCGGTGATATTACCAGAACCAGACACTATGATATTTCCGCTCACTTCAAGTTTTTCAGTTGGATATGTTGCACCGATTCCAATACCCAGACGACCACCATCATCGTCTGCGTGAGCCATCATTATTGTTGAGTTAGCTCCAACAAAATTAATAAGCGCGCCTGTAGTGCCGCCTACTCCGCCCGCTACAGTTCCTATTGTCGTGGAGCCACCGGAATTTTGATTGATGGCGGCTGACCCAGCAGCAACATCTTCGTGACCGAAACTTGCCTGACCTACCCACTCGCCATTAAATCCAATTTTCGCATAACCTAGAATACACGATATATCGGTTCCTTCTCCCACAGTAAGAGTAGTGGATGCCTTGATATAGCCAACTACACTTAATGATGCGTCAGGGGTTGTTGTCCCGATACCGACGTTGCCTCCTGATAAAACAGTGAATTTTGAATTTCCATCTATAGATAAATTAATAGATTTGTCAGCAGACGCATTTAACATCGTCGCACCCAGGTCACTTTGAAGTAATGCGGCGGTCTGGTAGGTGCTATTATTCACATGTCCAAAACCAGCCCAGTCTGTCTGACTAAAAGCACCAATCCTTGCCTTGCCTAAAAATGATGCCGTGTTAGTGTCTTTCCCTGCTTCTATGCTTGTTGAACATGAAATATCCCCGATTACTTCCAATATTTTAGTAGGATTGGTAAGCCCTATACCCAATCTACCATCAGATGTTAATCTCATTTTTTCACCATCATTTATTTTAAACTCTATTTGTTTTGCGTCCGCCGCATTAAGAATAGTTTTTCCATCAGAACTCTGTAATAGAGCATAACTTGTGCTTGTCGCACTGTCTATATGTGCGAAACCAGCCCAATCATCTATATTCATATAGCCCACTCTTGCTTTTCCAAAATTACACGATATATCGGTGTCATTACCCGCATCTACTATACCCGAACAAGATATATCACCTGCCACTTCAAAACCTGCCGATGCTTTAATGCTACCTGTAACATTTAGTGCGTGACCTGAAGTGGAGTCAGTATTGCCTATGCTGAAATTACCATTATTATGGAATCGTGCCCATTCAGTCGTGCCGTCAGTGCAAAACTGAGTTGTCTGACCTAACTTACAATTCAATCTGGTCGCAAACCCTTTTACTTGACATAAAGCATAGTTACTATTAGTTACCATAGATTCGTGTCCAAATAACGCTGTGGCAGTGGAATTTGATATACCAGAACCCATCTTTGATTCTCCTGCTCTAACTGTATCGGTTGCTTTAATATTACCGCCGACCACTGATAATGAAGCGTCTGGTCCTGAACCACCATCCTTATATTGACCACCGGTACCAGTTCCAATACCAAGTCCATTGTTTGTGAGTCTCATTTTCTCAACTAACCCAAGACTAAACTGCATTCTACCTTTCTCTGTTGCCGCCATGACGGATGTAGTTGATGCGTTGATATTTGTGCTGCCGTTTTCGTCCTGTTTAAGAGCAAAGTCAAGCTGTGTATTATAGTCGATGTGTGCGAATGATGCTTGGTCAGACCAAAAGTTAGAATTCGGAGCGGTACTACCCCTTCCAACCTTACCTATTGCCGCTCGTCCTATGTAACCAGTTACATCAGTGTCTTTTCCTACATCAATGCTTGTTAGTTTGAGATTTAAACCTTCTATCGAACCCGAACACGAAATATCACCTACTACTTCAAGTTCTGTAGTGGGATTGTTAAGTCCTATACCAACATGACCATCACCAGTCATCGTCATTACCTCTGTTCTACCATCGGATGAAACTGCAGCACCATCGTGTACTAAAAATTTCAAATAATTATCAGCTGGACCTGACGCACTCTTCGATTCTATAGCGTGCGACCGATTATCTGTAGTAGTGCCAAATCCTCCCGTGCGTCCAAAAAACAACTTGCCTGCTGCTCCAGTATCACTCATTACACGCAGCATAGTTTCGCCAGATACATCAAGGTTATATCCTCCATGGTAGTGTCCTATACTTAACCCAGTTGATGTTACTCTCATTTTTTCTATATTGCCAATGGATAATGATATACGTTCATCAGTTTTCGCATTAAGAATCGTATAGCCTTGTATAGCCTGTATTAGAGCGAAATCATCAAAATTACTATTAGCAGTATGTGAAAAACCAACAAAACCATTTTGCCCTGTATATCCAATATTTGCGAAACCCAGAATACACGATATATCGGTTCCTTCTCCCGCAGTAAGAGTAGTGGATGCCTTGATATTACCAACTACACTTAATGATGCGTCGGGGGTTGTTGTCCCGATACCTAAAAGACCATCTGTCGTTAATCTCGCCTTCTCAACATTTTTGATTTTAAACTCTATGTGCTTATTATCTGCTGCATTAAGAATAGTTACTCCCGTAGAACTTTGTATCAACCCATAACCATCGGCATCCGCAACATCTATATGAGAGAAACCAGCCCAATTACCAAAACCAATAAATCCTATCTTTGCCTGTCCAAATACACACGATATATCCGTGCCTGCAGAACATGTTATATCATCTCCTATTATTGAACCATTAACGTGTAGTTCTGCTGTTGGAGCAGCATTCAGAAGACCGACGTGAACAAACCCATTTTCATGACACGTCATTGAATTTTGACCACTTGTACCTACTCTAAAATTAATATGATTGCCTGCTTTGGCGTGTAAAAAAGTTGATCCGGTTGCACTTTGCATTAGAGCATAATCATCAATTGAATTGTTGTCAATATGTGCAAATGATGCCATATCATTTATTCCCAAATATCCTATAGCGGCTCTGCCTAAAAATGACGCCGTATTTTTGTCCTTCCCTGCTTCTATAAAACCAATTGCTTTAATATTACCGAAACCAGATATATCTTTATTTGCATCTACTACTACCCCTAAAGATGGTGATACTATTCCAAATTCAGCGTTTGCTAATAAACCTAGAGTTGCTTCTGTTACAAGAGTCACCCCCATCTTTATTGACTGTGTTATAAGGTCTGTCGTTGTCATACCCTCAGCAGATATATCTATATTAGATTCCCAATAATCACTAAGAGCGCCACCATCCTGATATGTAAATGTTTTATTATTAACTCCCCCGATGGAATGTACTTCTATACCCGCACCAAATGTTTGTGGGTCATTTGTTGCCTTAGACCCCAATAAAATTCGGTAGTCAGCTATATCTAAAGTTGTAGAATTAATTGTTGTTGTCGTACCTTTTATTTCTAAATTGCCTAAAATTTTAACAGTGCCATCAATAGTGCCGTATCCAGTTGATCCAGCGGGATCTATTACAAATACCGAAGGTCCTCTTAAATGTCCATCAGTCGTAATACTAACTTCGCCACATTCTATTTTTCCTATACTACTAATATCGCCACAACCAAGAGTGCCCGAACTACTAATATCGCCACACCCAACAGAACCTAATCCAGTTACATTTCCATTTATATCAAATGTATAACTGTAACTACCACTTCCATTTCCACCACCTCTAAATTGACCACTCATTGTAATACTCCTAAATCCAGATATATCCTTTGCTCCATTTACGATTACTGTTTTATTTGGTGTGACTTCACCGAATATCGAAGGAACCGGCTCCGAACCATCAATCCAATCAGCAAGTCCATCACCATTTGTGCTTAAAAATTGACCACTTAAACCTCGCCCAATCGGCAAAGTAGTATGTGTGTAAGTATCACCAAATTTCAATGTTTTTAAAAAACTGGTTCCTTGCGAATTTATATCACCCGCTAGATTCAGAGCACCATCTAGATTCATAGCACCATCCGATGGTATATTTAAGGTTCCTTCTATATCTAATGTACCTTTCATTGAAACTGCGTTGTTAAAATTTGTTTTGAAAGTATCTGTCGTATAAAAATTAATATCGGAATTATTAGCCTCTATATTTAATGTATTTGAGTTAGCGTCATAACTAGAAGTCGCTGATTGATATGATAAATCAGTTGCTAACGATGGGTCGTGGTAAATGCTCGTAGTATATACTCTCCAAGGTCTTAATTCGGAATTAAATTCTGTAAATACCGTATCTCTATATTCTTGTATCAATCCGGTCGGCATATTTAAATAATTATAATATAATAGTTTTTTATATTTTAATTATTATCACATTAATTTTATTTAATTATCAAGAGCAGTCAATCTTGCGTCTAAAGCGGCTATCATCGCCGCCTGCGCCGTTATAGTTGCTGCTTGGGTGGGTGTCGTTAATCGTTTTGAGTTCTTTAATACCATTTATCAGAACTGGGATTAGTCCAGTATAATTAACATTTTTAATTTTGTCTACACTTCTATCTTCGGTTACCAATAATTCCATTCCCGGTATCAACAACATCTCTTGAGATATCAGACCATATTCATTCTCTGCGTACATAGGTTCTTTTACATTATTACCCGAGCTGTCTAATATATGGTTTCCTGATACATCGGTTGCCTATATTATATTTTCAAATTTCCATTAATATTATTTTTTTTAAGTTTCCAGAGCAGCAAGTCTTGTTTGTAAATCCTGAATTATAATGGCCTGTGCTGAAACAATAGCATCAAGTTCCTTTGTCGCCGCTACATTATAGGTAAAGAGATTATTGTAATTTAAATTGAATGGTTTGTCTATGTAATTTCCATTATCGTCTATTACTGTCTCACCGCCTCCTACACAATATGATAAATCAGTTATTAATGCTACTTCCTGTGCTATGAACCCAGCCTCAACATTAAACGAAACATCAGCAAGAGAGCCAGAAAAATCAATTGCTTTCATATCAAGAGTTTTATCGTAAATTTGTGGGTTTAGAAGTCTTACCATCTCCAACCCATTATTTATTACAACTTCATTATGTTTAAGCCTGTCGTCACTTGATGTGATACTTACAGATGCGAAAATTGTACCAAGCACTTCTAATTTTACTGAAGGTTGTGTAGTCCCTATACCAAAATTTCCATCACTTTTTAAGTACATTTTAGGCGCGCTTCCAATGGAAAAGTATATGCTTTGTCCTACCGCACAATTGACTTGTGCTGTACCCAGATTACTGTGTCCGAAACCGAAATTAGTATATGTATTATTGTTTAAATGAGATATTGTAGCCCAATCGTCTATACCAGCATAACCTATCCTTGCCTTGCCTATAATAGCATAAGCATTTGTACCACCCCAAACATCTAATTTAGCGTCGGGTGTAGTTGTCCCGATACCGACATTATTTTGCGAATCTACGAAAACAGTGGGTTCTGTATTATCTCCAATTGGGTTGTAGAGTGCGGTTGTTGTTGTTTGCCCTATGAACGTATCATCTATCAACCAAGTCGAAAGTGTTGCGTGTGCGGCAGAAGCATTATTAGATTTAATAATTTCAATTGCTTGACCACTTGGTAAGCTGCTGTTTCCTTGACCGTAGAAAATAGCAACGTAAGGGTGTCTGTTGTTGGTGGTCCATTCACATATCCCCGCCAGTTTCGTCAGACCAACCTTTAAAGCCATCGCTTTGAGATTCTCACCTAACCCATTACTTGACTCTATTGCGTCAGCGGACGTAAGAATTCCAATTTTGTCATCGCCCATTCCTCCTATGGCGGTTGCGAGAAGATTACTCTTGATCGAGCCCAGGAACGTATCGTAATTTGAACTGCTTACGTGTGCGTGTGTCCCCGCATTTATGATAGTGAGTGTTAAACCTCTGGTTGGGGTATCAACATACGTCGTATCTCCTATTCTTACTATTCTCCTGCTTGGGTTCATTTGCCCGAATCCTCGAGCGTATACAGGGGTCATTTTTCCTATTACTGGCGTGGATAAGGTTTTCATCTGTATATCCCCCTCTACATCCAAATTACCAATACTATCTAAAAACATTTTAGTTACATGATTTATCCTGAAATGAATTTTTTGATTAAGACTCGCATTCAAATAAGTCGTTCCTGAATCGTGATGTATAAGGGCATAATCGTTATCCCCAGGCAGGTCTTTATGACCGAAATTCGCAAAAGCGGCGTTTGAGTAGTTGCCTACAATCGCCCTCCCCATAGATGCAGCGGTGATATTACCAGACACTTTGATATTTCCGCCCACTTCAAGTTTTTGAGTTGGATATCTTGCATCGATTCCAATACCCAGACGACCACCATCATCGTCTGCGTGAGCCATCATTATTGTTGAGTTAGCTCCACAAAAATTAATAAGCGAGCCTGTTTTGCCACCTACTCCGCCCCCTGTAGTTCCTATTGTCGTGGAGCCACCGGAATTTTGAGTGATGGCCGCTGACCCAGCACTAACATCTTCATGACCGAAACTTGCCTGACTTGTCCACTCGCCATTAAATCCAATTCTCGCATAACCTATGTATGCTGATACGTCTTTGGATTTCCCTGCCGAAATAGCACCTGAACCCGAAATATCACCTACCACTTCAAGTCTTTTAGTGGCATTGGTAAGCCCGATACCGACATTACCATTTTGATCCACCCTGAACCGTTCCTGACGAGTCATACTTCCGGTGCAAATACTAACACCGGCATCTGCATTTATACTTAAACCATTTGTAAAATTCTCCTCGTTCATATCATAAGGAAATATAGATAGACTATATCTATAATCAAGTCCTGACGCAGCGTAATTGGCAGGAGTTGTACCATTCCTAAAAAATATGCCTTTTGTTTCTTGGGTTGCAGTTGCACCATATGCTCTTACTAATAAAACTCCATCAACGTCCAATTTTGCTATGGGCGAAGTTATCCCGATACCGACATTACCGTCGCTCTGTAGTCTCATCTTCTCGGTATTGTTGATATGAAACTTTACAGGTTGCCCTAATGATGCGTTAAGAACAGTTTCTCCACCCGTCGACTGCAATAACGCAAAATTATTAGGAGTTGAACG